GTATGCCCTCGGCGAGGAAACCGGCCATCTTGAGGCGCGAATCTAATATTGAGTCGGCCTCGGCCAATTCACGCCGGGCCTTGTCGCGCTCTCCGCTGACCGTATGCAGTTCGCGATGCAGCGTGTCGATCTTCCCCAGCGCATCAGCAACTTTGTCGACGTCCGTGAGCCTTGCGTTTGTAGCGTCATACAGCGCCGCGCGGTAGGTATCGCGTTCACCGACGACTGTTGTCATCTGGTCTGCTGTGAAGGTGGCGACGGCATCCTTATCGCCCTCCGGGATTCTCTCAATTCCCATTGACTCTCTCCTGGTTCGTTAGCGCATCCAGCACCGCTAGATAAGCCCCAGCCCGCTGACCGCTGGGCCGGATTAGCCCGGTCTCGTAGCGGCTGATCGACGCCGGCGTGCATCCCACATCGCGCGCGATGTCGCTGAGCGAGAGGTCCGCTGCCTCTCGTATCCGTCTGGCTGTGCCGTCCCGGCACATGAGTCGTAGCCGGCTGATGTCGGTGGCTGTAGGCATGTCCACCTACCTATGCCCTTTGCGTAACAAGAATGGTCACGCTACGCAAAGAAAAGTTCAGAGCACGTTCGGTCTGCCGATCGAGCCGAAGCCCATTTTGCGCCCGTCCACAGTGCCCTCTCCCGGCACCAGCTCTCCTAGCGGGCGTTCCTTACGGTTCGCTTCCTCCTGCTGACGGAGACGGTCACCGATCGATTCGGTGCTGTTCGGATCGACGGCCTTGCGCTCTGAAGGGATGATCGCGGCGTGCGCGTACTGACTGCCGTGGCCTTTGACGGTTCCGAAGCCCATCGCCTGCGGTCCGTGTTCGCACGCGTGCTGGATCACACGGACCAGCGCGTCCCCCATGTCCTTCCCGCCGCCCTCGGGGTGGTCGATCTTCTGCCCGTCGATGAATTCGACACGCTCAAGCTCATACAACGCGCCGGGAGACTGAGGGTCTACTGATGTGATGCTCTCTGTGTTGGGGAGGTCCACGAGCCCCTGGTAGAAGCTGGTGCGTGCATTGCGGTAGATCCCGACCTGAAAGTCCCTCGCCCACATCTCATCCGCCACGTTGAGGCGTTTGGCCTGCATACGCTGGATCGTCTGCGCGCTATTCCAGTGATCGAAGGTGACGGTGGGTCGGGGTTTGCTCTCCCCCCGGCGCTTCTTGGTCCAGTGCCCGATCGAGGGGTAGTGTTTGCGTAGCTCGAGGATCGTGTCCTCGACGTTCTGGAGATCCACCTGCATCCCCGTACGAGGATCGGGGCGCCAGACGATCAGAGCGACGATCACAGTGCGGATCACATCGCGCTCCCAGTCGATCGGGTCCTCCGCCTTCAACCCGCGCACTTTCAACTGACCCGCGTCCAGCACCTCTCCTGCGGGGACCGTGACCATGATCGTCGCCGGCACCGCATAGCCCAACGCGAGCGCGAAGCTGTCCGACGATAGGCCTGGATCACCGTGGGTGTAGAGCTTGGTGCCCTCGGGCAGCTCCCGCATGGTGGTGATCTGCACGCCCCGGAGCTTTCTGACGGTCCCGTCGCCCTGTTCGCGTGGGATGACGATCGGCTCCCACTCGATCGCTGGCTGCCGAGCGGTGACGGCCTCCCAGAGGTGCTGGGGGTAGCGGAAGAACGCCTCACGCGCTTTCGGCGGCTGACAGCAGTACGTGCCGAGCGCGCTCTCGTAGTCCTCTTCGAAATCCTGCGCTAGCGAGGATGGGACTTCGGTGTCGCGGATCTTGACGCGGGGCTCCTTGCGGGTCCGCTGGTTGATCTCCCATGTGGTAGCTGGCCCGTCACCGTAGATCCCGAGCTCGGGCCGCGTCTGGGCAAGCTTCAACAGGGTCATCGTGAAGTCGTCTGCGTGACGGGGGTAGCTGATGACCATCCCTAGCCATCTCCGGCCGAACCGGGAGCCTGCGGAGGATTTCAGGGTGTTGTAGATCGCACCGGCGTTCTCACGCTTCAGCTTGCTCAAGAATGCACTCGCCTCGTCCATCAGCCACACGAGGACGTTCAATCCCTCGTAGCTCTCGTTCTGTGCGTGACGTGACCATGCGCGGATTTTGTTCGGGAACTCAACAAAGTCGTCGTTGACCTGCACCGTGCCAAGATCAGGCCGGTAGCCGTTCTGGCGCCGGCCAGCGATCACGATGTTGTAGCCCTGTGTCAGCCACCGCCAGTTTTCAATGCGGGACTTCAGCTTCGTGAAGAACACGCGCTTCGCCTGGTCCGCGTTGTATGCCACGTTCACGATGTCGATCGCCTCGCCCGGCGCGAGCTCCAAGTACGCCTGCGGGTCATTCAGGCACAGAAGGACGTGGATGCAATAGCAGACGATGATCGAGCAGACATAATCCTTGCCCGACCCCTTACCCCACAGCCCAACAGCGAGCTGGTAGGCACGCTTCGCCTCGCCAGCGGCCTCGAACGGGTCGTTGAACATTGCTGCGGGGTCATCCCCGAGGACCTCCCGGACGAACGCGCGCTGACGCTCGTACAGCGGCGGAAGATTGAGCTGCGCCTCCCCTTCTACGAAGTCGTCGAAGGTAACCGGCGACTCGCGCCAGACCTCAGCCTGGTCGATGTCTGCGATGAGGGGACGCAGCTCCGCGAGGACTGTCATCCCGTGGCGCTGGGGATCGCACGCATGACGGCCTTGCGGGCGGCGGGGGTGAGATCCCGCATCTCGGCCTGGAGTTCAGCGAGGACCTGCTTACGAGCGTCTGCCTTGATCTGCTCGATCTGCTCTGCGCGGATCTGGTCGCCATAGACCTCGGGCTTGCGGGTCTTTAGGAAGAAGATCAGTGCTGTGTCGGATGCTCCCGAGACAGCGCGGTCGTAGAGAGTGTCCTCGACCTGCTGGATAGCACCTTGAACGATTAGGTCGACCTGCCTGCCAAAGACAGGATCGTTCTTGCGAGCTTCGTACGGCGTGCCGCGCCGCACCCCGGCGTGCTTGGCGGCTGCGGTTATCGAACCGTGCCTCTCGAGGTGCTCGAGGAAGGGCTCCTTCCAGGCGCCGTCGTGGCTTTTTATAGGCGTCCGGTTGCCCGTCGTCTTTTTGGCCCCCGCAGGCTTTCGCATTATGAGACTCCGTCTTATTTATGCTTTGGGTTCCGAGGGGTAAGCGACCCTGAGCGCACCGGGGTTTGGGGTGGTCGGGCTTCCGGCTGCTGGTTCGATGGGTGCGTTGCACATCCGGCAGACCGTGGGCTGTCCTGCGAGGAGGGACTGGTTGACTGCGTTGTGGGGGCAAATCGTGCTTGGGCCTTCCATCGTGCGCTCCTTTGATTATGAGACTGAGTCTTGTTTATGGGCTTGGAATGCGAGGATCGCCCGTTCCACATCCTGCTGGTACTCGGGCGCATCGGCACAGGCATCCCTGTGGGCTTCGAGGGCTGCTACGGCATGGGGACCGCCCGCGCGGAGGAGAAACATTGGTTCCCCTACCGGGAACGTGAAGCGAGCGCCGAGCTTGTCCAGGTCGACATTCGCGAGATCCTCGGGCGAAAGAAGAGCGGCAAGGATGGTGCCTACATCCCCATCGGGGAACAGCCGGCCATAGCGCTGGTCGTGCGGTGGGACGACGCGAAGACGGTCAGGCATTAGATTCACCGGGGTACCCAGCCGCGATCCCTGCCGGTGAGATATTGGGAGCGGCCGTAGGTTTCTGGGCGACGGCACGCGCTTCCGGTTCCAGGGGCGCTCCGCACTTGCGGCATTTCGTAATCATGCCTGGGACCCTGACTTGTTCTTCAGCGTCGTGTGGGCAGATCGTTGCGAGGTTCTGAGGCATACTGCTCCTTTAGATCGAGCTGTTGGCGACCCAGTAGACGCTTTCGCCAGCGGCAATGACATTACCCCCGGCCTGGACGCGGTACTCCCAACGGCCAGGGAGGGATGCTGCGACGATGGTCTGCCATACCCCGAGGCTCACGCGTTCCACCGAGGGTCGCGAAATGGTCCCTTGGGGGGAGCGGATCTCGCATACGACGGTCGTCGGTTCGACCGCTTCGTCTGCATCCAAGAAGGAGGCCATGATCGCGATATCGTTGCCGAGTGGTATCGGCTCCGTCGACGGCATCTGGGGGCTCGTTCGTATCTCAAGCACGAGTTCGGCTGTGATGATCGGGCTCACCGCACCCTCCCCCCCGTAATAGGTGTTCCCATAGGCTGAAGCTCCGTACATTTCGTGACCCTTCGTTGCGCTACGTGTCGCGGCCACCTGGTATCGGCATCATGGGCGGCCGACGACGACCCACCGGTGCCAGCAGCTCAGTGGTCCCGAGACCGCCGAGATAGATCGACGTGACATCGAGCCGAACGTGACCGAGCGTCCGTTTCGCAGACAGGGCACGGGCCATGCTTCCACTTCTCCGTGAACCACTGGTTGAGCTTGTCGGGGTCGAGTTCCACAGCCGCCTACTCGCTCGTGCGCTCCATAGATCCGAGGCTACCATCTGCGCCCTCCCGGCGTCGAGTCGGCTACGCATTGCTCGAACGATCCCCTCGCGGTCGGCTGTGCCGAAGGTCACGCACAGCGACAGCCGCAGCCGCGACCCTAACCGTCGGTGATCTTCAAGGCTTCGCGGCCCGTTTGGGCTTTGCTTTCGCTCGCCGTGCCGCACGGTTTGGTGGTTTGATTGCGGGCGCGCTGCTGGAGGACGAGAGAACGCGCTCAGCGGCCGTCGTAGCCTTCGTTTTCGCTCGACGTGCTGCACGATTCGGCGGCGGCGGCTCGGACGCCGCATCGAGCTTCGCCTGCCATTCGGCAAACTCGCGCGGGAACCGCTCAGAGCTATACGTCGGCCATTCACTCGCGGGGATCATCGTCGCGGGGTGCTCAAGCTCCACCATGTTCTCCCCGTCGTCGAGAAGCACGACCGGCTGTACAGCGACCTTGACGAGACGTAGCTTGGCGCTCATCCCATCACCGAGCCAAATAGCTGCAACCCAGCAGTCGGTGCGGTCCCGAACGTGATTTCCACTTCGGAAGCGGAGATCGGCTTCCACGTGAAGTTCCCCGCGCCGGCGGCGTTCAACATTCCTTCTTCCGGTTCTTCCGCAGCCGCTTTCTGAACCATGACATGGACGAGCCTCGTTTCGAGTTTGTGTTTGACCACGAATTTGACTAGGGCGTTGTCCCCCGTAAGCGTGAAGCCGACCTTCTGGCAAGGTGTGAGAGCTGTAGCCAGGACCGCTTTTTCGGCCTGTTTAGCGGGCTTAGCGGCAGGAGCCCCGAGCTGTTTGGTCGTGACCGTTGCGTTAGTGAGCTTTTCCCCGGTGATCGTTTCTTTGGCGATGAGCGCCGCCGTGATCGCCAGAAGTTTGATCTGAGGCGCATCGACGGACGCCAGGACGAGCTTCGCCGCCGAGATGGTTTCTTTTTTGATCGCGGCTGCTTCTACAGCTTCCGCGCCGAGCTTCGCGGCGGTGACAGCGCCAGCGGCGAGCTGGCCGCTTTCCACTGCGAGCAGTTTGATCTTTTCCGTGGTGACCGCTTCTTTAGCAAGGGCCGCTGCGGCTACGGCTTCAGCGTTTAGCGTGATCGTCGTCGCCGAAAGCGTCCCGAAGACTTTCACTGTTTTGCCTGAGAAGTCTCCCAGGATCAAAGGTTCGGTGGTTTCCGAGTTACTGATGTAGAGCTTGTTGGAGCCTAACTCTTTCTTTCCCGCTTCGTTGCCAAGGAACAAGTTGCCTTCGCCTTCGTTTTCGTATCCCGAGTAGCTGCCCAGTGCAACTTGTTTTTTACCCGTTTTCGATTTCGCTAGCGCGTGTCCGCCTACGGCCACGCAGTTGGCGGCGGTGGTTATCGCGGTGCCAGCAGCGAATCCCAACCCGGTGTTTTCATTACCTGTACTGTGCTGCAAAGCGGCCTGCCCGAACGCGCTACTTCCAAACCCGGTTTTGTTTTCGTTCAACGCATACGATCCAAACGCACTGTTTTTTTCACCTCCGGTGTTTGCCGCGAGGGTGCCAAACCCTCCGAACGCCGCGTTATCCGAGCCCCCGATATTTAGGGCCAGCGCGCTGGCCCCGAACGCTGCCAGATGCGATCCTGTCGTGTTTTCCTTTGCCGCAAATGCGCCTACCGCCGTGTTGTTGTTCCCAGTCTTCTGGGACATCAAAGCCCAAAGGCCCAGCGCCGTGTTTTCTTCCCCTGACGTGAGTTCAACTCCGGCCCACTCACCTAGCAGCGTATTGCCGCCACCATAGGTAAGGCTCCGGCCCGCCTCGAACCCTATCGCCGTGTTGTCTTCGCACGACGCCGACAGGATCATCACGGTAGACGCAGCTTTTAGTTCCGCGCCACCGATCGTGACGATGTTTTCACCTTTACCGTATTTTTCTTCGATCTGCGCTTGCGTCACCGGATATCCGCCAGCCTGGATAAGTTCAAATTCAGTGCCCGCCGCCCCGACGATCCAGTAAGGCAAGCCCTTTTCTATCCCAGTGACGCCGGGTGTGATTTCCGAGAACGTGATGTTAGGTATGTTGTTGGTTTTCCAGTTGACGGTCACGGCCCCCGACGGCATGTGAAACTTTTGGGAGGCGATCGCTGTACCCGCTGACGGTTTGCCCTGTTCGATGACACCGTTGAGGTGTTGTAGAGCCCCGGAACCCAATGCCGTGTGATTGAAGTGTTTTTCCTGTTCAACTTTGGACGCGGCTGCAAGCGCGACGAGTGCATTGACGCCCACGCCCAAGCTGGAGCCCGCATATGCGGACTGAACGTGGAGCTGTTCTTCGAGTTCTTTCTGGGTCTTTGCCACCCCCGACCCAGCAGAGTTTTCACTCCACGTCAAGAGCGTCGTATCGACCGTCACTTTCCCGACGTTTGCCATCACCCACACCGACCCAGCGTGTTCTTTACCAGCAACGATCGGCTCGAACGTCCCATACTGTTCACTCCCAGACACAAACCCTGCCGGCCTGACCCACGCCCCCGCCTTCACTTCCCACGGCCCATTCTGCGATTTCACAGTCTGCCCCACCAACAACACAATCTGGTTAGCGACCAACGTCACTTCATCCGTTTCCCCTTTCGCAGGGATACCCGTAAGCGACGCAATATTCCCAGTCGCGACAGCCGTGGCAGCCGGGAGTTCCGTCTTCTTGACCGCTTCCCCGGCAATCTGTTCCGCTTCCGCCTTGGTGAGGTTCGCGCCCCACGCATAGCCATTGGAGCCATTCGCTATAGGCACCAGAGCGTTGCCTGCGCCACTGCTGCTTACCACCGAGGCGGGCAATTGCACTTGGCCGCTGGACAAAACCTTTACGCTCATATCAGTTTCCTTTCACTGCATAGCGACAGTCACGACTAGCCCTCGATACCTGCGATAGCCCACGCGAAGTTCGTGCCCCAGCCCACGACCGGTGTCGCTGATCGCAACGACGCATCGGCTGGCAGCGGCATCATCCCTTTTTCTGCAAAGACCGTTTCATCGGGGGTTGCCGCAGTTACAAAGTAAAGCGGGTCTTCCGTCGCCCAGGACGCGGTGCGTATTTCGGCAGTCGAGCCTGTTTCCTGAAAGGACAGCACGAAGAAGTAGGACCGGCCAGCCATCAGCCACACAGGAGCTATCAACGGCACGTACTTGCGACCCGTTGCTCCGTTGATGACCCCTTTGACGGCTCCCGAATGGCCCAGCAGGTTGAATCCCTCGTCGTAGATGCCGATGTCTATTTCGCCGTTGGCTTCTGCTTTGGCAGACAGCGCGAACGCGAGCTCGGTGATCCGCATGTTGCGCGCCGGGACGACCCTATGTCCCCTGGCTACTCCGGCTTGCCCCGACCCCTGCGTTGACCACACCCAGCCCGGACTCGGCGGACCAGGACCGATCCCTGCCTTGCGTAGATCGGGACCGTCACCCGCACCCGCTTGTTCTAGCTGGATCTTGTTCAGCAGCGTGATGAGCGTCAGTTGGGATTCGGGAGTGACGGCCTTCGACGGGTGGAGGGCACGTGGCTGGACGAGATCAACGGCCACTGGTTTCGCCGTCGTCCATGTCACGAGGTCGGCGGAGTCGCTGTAGTAGGTGACACCCTGCCCGTAGCGGTCCATGTAGATGCGCCACGGGTTCGGGCTGTTGCCGGTGTTGATGACCTGCGGTGCCTCGTATCCGTCGCCCCAGCCTGCCCAATCTCCTTTTGTCCAGGCAGACCATGTCCCGTGAAGCGCGGTTGCGGTAGCCTTCCAGATGTAGGTTACGCCGCCGGATTCCTTGGCAAACGCCACGTATTCGCCAGGCGCCTTGATGACAACAACGGTGTCTAGGGCGGTGTTTTCCATGCCTGGGAGTTCTTTTGGAGCCGACCACGCTGTCATCGCTTCGTTCGTCGGGTGCATCTCGTAAACCGCATTGACGAGGATATGCACCGACCCGTCGCTGTCCACAAACCAGTTGGGTGTCCAGACGGGTTTCTGGCCGGTCACGGTCACCGGACCGATCTGGGTCCAGTTGATCAGGTCCGGCGAAGTTGCCAGCCCGAAGGTTTCATCTTCCCCGCCTATCTTTTCGTTGGAGTATGCCAGCCACCAGAGGCCGTTGTGCCAGAGAAGTGAGGCGTTGCGGACGTAGGTGGCGAAGTTCGGCGGCTGGTAGCTACGCCAAGTAATCCCGTCGGCTGAGACGCCGATGAATAGCTGCTGGATTTGGTAGTTGTTCGCCGCGCCCCGAAAGTAGGGTGCAACATAGAGCGGGGGGGCGGCTCTTACGACTCCGGTACTGTCAGTTACCACCGAGGCGGGCAACTGACCCGCTTTGATGTTATACGCTTCGAGTTCCGCAAGCGTCACGAACCCGCTGATTCCTACTCCCGGCACCGACACGTACAGCGTCGAACCATCCGGGCTGTAAACATCCACTTCGACCGACGCTTCTTTTTCGGTATTGATCGGGGCTACGGCGGTATGCGTACCGTCCGAAATCGTAAGAGTATGGCCCCCGGTGCCGTCCTGTGTGAGCAGAAGCTTGGCCCGCGCCCCAACAGCGATCCCGGTGAGCGTGACCGTCGTGTTCTGCGTCAGGGTGCCGTAGAGCCACGCTTCCTTGTTCTGAGCAACGGCCAGAGATGTACTTGCGGCCAAGTTGCCAGGCGTTTCAGCGCTTCCAGTAACCACCGAACTCAGGAGCGGCACCGAGCCGCCCCCAACAGCCGGTGCTTTCCTCGCCGGGTCCGTCCCGATGACCTCGGCGGAGACAGCCGCCGCAGCCCCGGATTTGTCACTCGCCGCTTCGGCTTCGGTCTTCGCGGTCGCCGCAGCCCCGGCTTTGTCCGATGCGGCTTCCGCTGCTGCCTTGGCGGTCGTAGCAACCTCGTGCGCAAACGCGGTAGTCGCGAGCTGCGTGTTGCTGGTCACTTCGGCGGCTGTCGGGGCGGTCGGGGTGCCCGTCAGCGCCGGTGATGCTAGGGGTGCCTTCAGGTTCTCCGCGGCTTCCGCGCGTTCCTTCTCCACTTTCACGTCAGCCGCAGCGGTGCCCGCCGGGTCGGAGCTCGTTTCCGCTTCGCCCTTCGCTACCTGGACGGCTGCCATCGTCGCGAGCTGCGTCGTGTTCGTTTTCGCGGCAGCAGTTGGGGCAGTCGGTGTCCCTGTGAGAGCGGGCGACGCCTTGGGCGCAAGCAGCCCCTCTGCCGTTTCAGCGCGCGTCTTCTCGACTGCGACCTCGGCTTCCGAGACTACTTTCGCCGCCGCCTCGGCGACGGACTCTGAGGCGGCTTCGGCTTCGCCCCTTGCGGTCTGCACGAACTGATCCGTGGCGATCGCCGTCGTATTGTCTTTCGCGGTCTGGGTTGGGGCTTTGGGCGTGCCTGTGAGGGCGGGAGACGCGAGCGGAGCGAGGAGCGACTCTGCGGCCTCCGCGCGAGCGGTCTCGGCCGTCAGCGCGGTCGTTGAAGCCTTCGTTGCCTCGGCCGTTTCAGCCCGAGCCTTCTCCGTCGCGGTTTCGCCTTTGGCGGTCGAAATGCCGGTCGAGAGAGCGCTCTCCACTCCCTCCGCGCGCGAAGTCTCGGTGGTGATCGCCGTGGCGTTGATGGCCTCGGCTGCCTCGGCGCGCGCCTGCTCGACGGCGACTTCTGCTTTCGCCGCGCTGCTCCCGGTTTCGATGAGGATCTTGAGGTCTTCGATCGTCTTCGCGGTGAGCATGTCCGCGAACTGCCAGCCCGGTTCGATCTGCTTCGCCGAGGTCTCCTCCTCCTCTCGAGCGCTTAGGGCCACCGAGTCCTGGCTGATGCTTTCCACGCGGACGATCTCCGCATTCGAGGCGGTGGGCATTACACCAGGGGGCCATACCGTCGCATTGAACGGCGGCTCGGGCATGATCTCGCCGCCGCCCGCGTTCAAGACGAGCGCCAGTCCGCTCCCAGGGGGAGATGGCGCGACCGCGACAGCGGACAGCGCGAAATTGCGTCGTGCATCGATACTCATGGGACTCCTCGAGGGGGGTCAGCAGGTCAAGTGGTCCAGCGAAATGTTGTGCTGGCGAAACCGCAGGTCGCTACGGGCTTGCCGATGCAGGAGCGGTTCCAGCGCGCGGGCTTGCTCGGGCGTGAGCTGCGAGAGAACCCAGCCATCTTCCGCAGTGCGCCACGGTACGAGCCGGTTCAAGCCGCGTGCATCCCCGCGCGAGGGCGGCGTGCTCTCAGTAGTCCTATGCCGCATGGGCATCCTTTGTGGTCACGCAACTCCCCGCAGCTTCCCGGAGACATTCCCCGCACATGCTCGACGGACGCTCGATGATCTTCCATCGCCATCCGTTGCTTGTCCATACCCGTGACCGTCGCGTCGTCCTCCCCCGGGGGTTCTGGCCGCACTGCAGGCACCGGTCTACATGATCAATCGGCACTTCCTCCTCGGCTTCCCCGCCGAGTGCCACCAGGATCTCCAGAAGGGTTGCGCGCCAGCGTCGCCCAACCGTTCTGCGGCCCAATCCCAGCCTCGAGGCGACTTCCTCATCTGTATATCCCTGCAGCCGGAGCTGCGTGAGCGCAATATTCTCCTTGTTCACGCGGATACGGGCCGCAGCCATGTTGACCTCACTCCACCGAGCGATGAAAGGTGCGTCGCCGTCATCCACCGCATTCGTGTCGTGGGATTCGTCGCTACCGAGTCGTCCGATGCTATCCCTGAGCCCCGCGGCATATTCCAAGGCCTCCTGATGGTCGAGGCTCAAGAGGAACGCGACCTCATTACGGGTGTAGCCGACCCTACGGAAATCCCGGCTGGTCTCGATTGTGCTGGCGGCCATTGATTCTCCCGTCCGAAGGTTTTGGGAATATTCCGTCGCACGTTGAGGAGCGTGTGTCCAGCAATGTCTCGACCAGGGCCCGCTCTGCCAAGAAGCGGGCCTTCGTCGTTCCAAGGGGGGCTACACGCTCTTCATCTCCTCGATCGCGGCGCGTGCTGTCTTCTGCGCGCCCTCAGCGGTCCACTCGCCACGAGCGATGCTGCGCAACGCGCCAGCAGCTACGTGGAGACGGTTCATCATGGATGATGGGGTATCCACTTAGATGACCTCACAAGAGTTTGATCTGCGGCGTGAGCAGATTCCGGTAGGGATGAGGTTCGGTCACGACGCCCTGCTCAATCAGCCGGTAGAACAGCAGGCCCCTGGAGCGGCTTGCGCGTCGGTTGAAGCGGAACACGTACTCGTCGCAGTAGTAGTCCAACTGCTCACGGCTCATGCCGCCTTGGTGCGTTCCGAGAAGCCACCGCTTCAAGAGCGGCGCGACGCGGTGCGCGTGCGGCATCCACGTTGACCGCTACGTGCGCGAGCGCCGCGAATGGCTTGACGCCTACAAGCGGGAGCGCGGGTGCCTGGACTGCGGCACGACCGAGGGACGACTGGACTTCGACCATCGGCCCAGCACCGACAAGCGGCTCAATCTCGGCCGTCCGCGAGCGTCTTGGGCAACGATCAAGGCTGAGGTTGCCAAGTGCGACGTGCGATGCGCGAGCTGCCACACGAAACGTCATGCTGCCGCCTCCCCGGGATTACGAAGTCCCTCAAGCTCAACCGTCCCGAGTGAGCCATCCCCGGCGTAGTCCCAGCCGAAACGCGCACGGCGAGCAAAACACTCAAGACGCGGGGCCGGGCTCGCCTGCTCAACAACATCGAGGAAAGCGTCGGGCTTAGCCGAATGGGTCGGGCCGCCGCCGTGGATGTAGGGGCGCGACCACTCCCACCATGTGCGCTCGACCCGGGAGAGGGCCGGGAGCGTGCCTTTGCGGGCGAACAGCACGAACTCCGTCGTATTGACGAACGTCCCGCCGAGGCCGAGGCCCATCGGCTTCTTGCACCACGTCAGGAGCGTCGAAGGCCTGAACCCCCACGCTCGCGCCACGGCGTAAGCCTCGGGCAGATAGGCGTTGACGGCCCACAGGTACAGATGCGCGTCGTCAGCGGCTAGGTCACGAATCGAGAGCGCTTCGATCTCCGCGATCGACAGCCGCTCATACGGCACCACGGATCGCTTGCCAGCCGTTCCCTGCCCGCGTTCCCAGTAGCCGCCGCTCGACGCCGTGCGCGGGCCACTGTCCTTGATCGGCCACGGCGGATCGGCGACGATTGTGCGGTACTTGCCGCTCACGAGAGCACCTCGTCACCCATCCTTGTCCTCCTTACCCGAACCGAGCCGCTCCTGCTCGGTGTCCCGCACGCCAAGAATGGACATCGCAATCTCTCTAGCATCCTTCTTACGGCTAGGCCGAAGATCGTCCACGATGAGTTGCTGAATGCGCCAGATCTCGCCCTCGTCCGGTCGCTCGGTGTCCTCACGGCCGGCGCCGATCAGTTCATCAACGATGGCACCTTTCCGCGGCTCCTCACGGGCAGCGCGAGCAGCTTCTCTGATACCGAGCCGTGGACGGCCAGGCGTGTCGATGCGCGGGTGAAGGCGAAACCTCACGCCGCGACCTTTGCTCGGGTCTCAGCCAGCAGGAAGCGGCCTATGTGTTCGGTGTATGCCGGCGGGATCGCCTCGCAGACCTCACGGACGTTCGACATCCAAGGCACCCCCATTTGCTCAGCCGCCGCTCGGACCCAGGCTTTCGAGTGGCGCCCGCCGTGGATCGACATGAACGGCGCCGCTGGGTTCGGTAGGTAGCCATTCCGAGCGCATCGCGCGACATGCCTTGTGTGCCTTGGCGTGTCGAGCTCGACACTGGACTCGAAGGCGCGATGTCGATAGATCCGGAGCCCGAACATCGGGCCACACAGCCGCACGGGATCGAGAAGCGGCGCCTGGGGGACGTTCTCGATCACATACGGCAGCCCGGTCTGTAGGAGTAGCGCGCGAACTGAGTCAACGAGGTCGGGGTACTCCTTGCCGTTGTAGGCATTCAGCGGCGAATAGGCCTGGCACGGCGGCGACGCGTGGATCGCGTCGAAGTCGCAGATATCCCATGGCCCGTAATCATTGGCCAACGCATCGGTCTGCCAGAACTCAAACGGGTAGTTCGGCTGGGGCTGGTTGTCCACGCCCACCACCTCGAAGCCTGCCCGGTGATAGCCCACCGCAGCGCCACCCGCGCCGCAGAAAAGATCGAGGAGGCGCGGTCTCACGCCGCGCTCCGGTACCGCTCGCGCAGCTTGTCACTGACAACCTCGACCGGCTCATCATCAGCCCATCGTTCGGTCTCGCATAGCCCGCAAATCTCTAGGCCACCGCCAGCGGCGATCCAAGAGTGCCCGGCGAAGCCGCACTCAATCCCGGTCGGCTCGTCGCTCCACCCGTCCCGCTCCGCCTCGTCGATACTCCGTGGCGCGCTCATCGGGACTGCTCCTGCTCGGTGTCCTGCGCGCCAGCAAGCGCGTTTTCGAGGACCGCACGGGAGTTGTCTCCCCAATAGCTGCGACCGTTAGTCTCCACGCACCACCTGCCCACGTCGTGCGGGTTCGACCACACCGTGACGCGACCCAGCGACGCGAGTCGATCGAGAAGGCCGTCCGGTCGCTCGGTGTCAACCTCTCGGTTCAGCGAAGCTGCAACCGAAGGTTCCTTGGCCTCACGGGCGCTTAGTAGCCGAATTGACTGAATGCGACCGCGCCCTGTACCCGCCCATTTTAGCTCTCGATCAACGGCGTCTAGCTGGCGCTTGAGACTGGCACGCTCGCGGGCAATCCTCTGGGTCTCGGACAGCTCGCTGTATGGCCGCTTGTCCCGGTCGGGATCATAATCAGCCTCACGGACGGCGACGAAAACAACACCTACCGCAGCGCGAGCTTCGTTGTAGGCGAACTCTCTCTGCCGATCAGACAGGTCCTCCCATCCCCGGCGAGAAGTCGTCGGCCCCGCTTCCCACATTGCTCGTGCGGCACGCCAGACCAGCGCAGCGTCAGGCTCACCTAAGTCCTGCGCCTCCTCACGGGCAGCGAGCTTGGCGCGGAGTTCGTCACGCTCCTTTTCCACAGTGCTGCGCTCAGCAATCCAAGCCTCACGGGCGGCGACACAGAGGCTCTTCAGGTGATTCCGCGCCCAAGCCTTCGCGTCAGCGGGCTCGCCGGGGAGCTTAGGCAGACCCTCCAGGAGAGCATCGATCCTGAGAAACTGCCCGTGCCGTGTCGGGCCTTTCCCCGGGCGTTCGTCGAGAGGCTCGTCACAGATCGCCTTGACCGCGGTGAGTAGATCGGAGGCGCGGCCGAAGAGATCGTGCTCTTCGGCTAGATGCTCCGTGATTCCCATCAGAATACTCGATGGCGGCTCCTCACGGACAGCGAGAGCGGCCCGGTAGTAATCGCGAGCCGCCATCCAACCCTTGTAATAAGCGCTGTGCGCGATGGCTCCCCCGAAGGCACTAATCGGTGGGCGATCTTTCTCCAGCGCCTCGCGCTCTTGACCGTCGAGATCAGACATCGGCCAGCATCTCCTCTATCGAAGGCTGCTGAATCACGCAGACCCACTCGCGGTGCTTGTAAGCCAACTCCCAAGCCGCGTCGGGACCATTATCAAAGTACAGAACAAGCCCATCCGTGCCGTACTGCTTGCGGCCGATAACCGTGCGCCAACAGCCTGGGCTCGGAGGATCGGTCAAAACCTTGTCGCCTTCGCGGACGTACGCCGCTTGCATTTTGACCTCATGTCCTTGATCTTTGAGATCAGTCATCGCTCAGGCTCCTCTCACCACAACACACCCTCACCAACAAGACACGCTGACGGTCAGTAAGCGAACACACCTCGCGCCGCTCACCGATCCGCAACGTCCGGAGCGTCTTCGACACCCGCAGCTGACCCCACCGGCGCTGACACATCAACAAATCCCCAACACACAACGTCTGGCAGCACGAGTGGTCCATCGCCGCGGCCAAACTCATCCGGCCCATCGCGACATCACGCTTCACCCGAGCGCGCTCCAAACGCACCACGTTCGCTCTCTCGAGCGCATCCATGTACTGCGGCTGGCTCATGCGGCAACAGCCTCCGCGACGAGATCGGCCGCTGTTAGGAGTTCGATGAGCTTGTCCGCCGACGCCTTGTTAAACGCAGCCCGCGCAGCCCGCGCATCCCGCGCAGCCCACGCAGCCCGCGCATCCCGCGCATCCCGCGCAGCCCACGCAGCCCGCGCAGCCCACGCAGCCCGCGCAGCCCGCGCAGCCCGCGCATCCCGCGCAGCCCGCGCATCCCACGCAGCCCGCGCATCCCACGCAGCCCACGCAGCCCACGCAGCCCACGCAAGCTTCTCCACCTCCTCGTCGCTAAGGGGGTTGCCCTCCACGTCGCGGGTATACCCGTCGGCCACGCGCCGGCAGATCGCCTTCACGTCCTCCCCCTCGGCGACGTTCACCAGGCCCCACTCCGGGTCGACCATCAGCCAGGCCGCGAACTGTGGCCACACCTTCGACAGGTCCGCACCGGGCTCGATCGCGCCCATGAACCGCTCCGGCCACGGGATCGCCAGCGGGTCAGGGAACGACTCGAAGATCCCGTCCTCCAAGTAGGCGAGCTGGGCTGGTATCCCGAACTCGCTCTCGTAGCGCATATGGCCCCCGTTAAGGTCTTCCAGAACGCAACCCACCGCGCAGTACGTGGGCTTCTCGCCCGCTCGTACATAGGCGCCCTTCGCGATCTCATCCAGCAGGCGGTGCGCCTGGATCTTCCCCAGCACCTTGCTCTTCAACTCCGGTTTGCCGTGGTAGGCGATCAGCGTGTCGGACATGATTCTCTCCCTTGGTTGATGTCACAAATCACGAACCTGACCGGAGTCTGCGCAGCCTTCTCCCACAGGCGTCCAAAGCGCACCGCGATCCAGTCCCGGCTATTCGCGGGGCACGCCAGCATCCACACGCCATCGACGAAGCGGTGAGCGTGCACATCGTCGAGCCAGATATCGAAGACGAGCCCGTCGACCATCCCGCGCATCTCCCGACGCAGCGCCTCCCAGGCTGCCAGCAGCTCTGAGGACGGACTAGTGTTGTGCGGGTCAAGGAGCGCCCGGGAACGCTCCGCCCGGCCGTACTCGACGACAGCTTGCTCCGCTGCCAGGTGCTTAGCGTGGGCTCGCTCCGCGTCTTGGCGAGCTTGACGCGCTTCAGCAGTAAGGCGACGTAGCACTCGATCTTTCCCCAGCTGCTGGGCTGGAGCAGCGTCGCTACGGCCCACTGTTGCCACGGCATTAGCGCTCATAGTGATCCCCTAGCGCTTGTCTCGGGATAAGCCCCAGCCACCAATACAACACAGGGGTTTGTCCCTACTCTTTTCTTCTTCTTAACTTCGGGGGTGTGATTTCGACGTGACAAGCTCACGATGTCACGCCCCTATGTCCCGCGTGACCTTCGCGTGACCTGCGCTTACGGTCACGCCACGCCTCACGTGTCTCGGACGGCTTGGGGTCTTTCTGTACGTCGTGCCAGTCGTGGACGTACTCAACGCCCATCTCGGCGTCCATCTCCAGCAGCTCAAACTGACGCATCTTCTTAACCGTCGAGCGCGCGATGGCCAGCGTGACGCCGGCTTGCGCCGCGTAATCCTCCTCGGTCGCCTTCTCGTTGTTAGCGATGAAGAGATATCCCCGCACGGGAGACTCTGCGGCGGTTGCCCACACGCCGAACACCGCGCACCATTTCTCGGCATGGCTGAGGCGCCGGAACTTTCGATCAGTGCCGAGTTTCGTGTAGACGAGGAAGAGGTCATAACCCTTGGCCATTACGCTGTCGTGTTCATGGTCCCCGGCATCCAGCCGCGGTTTGGCGCGAGCATCATGCTGCGCTCCTGCGAGAAGATTCACTAGCGGTCTCGGCGGCTTCCTTGGCGGCCTTGGCGCGTTCACGTGCGCGTCGTTTGGCTCGTGCCCGGATTTCCTTCTGGAGCGTGCGACTGAAATACGGCTGCCCTCCGACGATCCTGTACTGGTTTGCCCGGTTTCCCGCTGAGCGGTCGATATCAGGTGCCACTACGCCACCAGCCGTTCATAGTCGTAGGGAGACATAGGCTTCCGCTCAACCGTGTCGAGAGGCTCGGGGTCCACAGGAACGCCAGCGCCTGTCTGGTGAGCCTCTCCGGCGGACAGGACTAGCTCGCCTTTCCTGGGCTCACCGTCGCTCGCTGACGCTCCTGCCGACCCCGAATCTGCAAGGAGTGTGTACCTCCAGCCTCCGGCGCTGAGACGCTGCTTAGCGATCCGATACCCGGCCTTCCTAAGCTCCTCTATACGTGCGCCGTACCTGACGATTCCCGCCTCGACAAACTGCCCGTTAGTCACACCACGGCGGTCTACACGGGCCTGGTCGAGCATCCGGAGCACGTCCTGTTTCTGGGTCATGCCGCCTCCGCCATTGGCCGGTATTCCCGCTCGAGCCACGGCATCAGATCGAGCCATTCAGCGAGCCTCACCGTTTCAGACGGCAAGTCCTCGAAGGGAATGCGGAGCTTGCGCGAACGGTCAAGCATCCCGTGGTGACCGTCGCAGCCACAGAGGCCACCGCACCCCGGCACCCATGTCGCCGGCAGTTCGCACAGCTCCTGCAATGACCGTGGGAACGGCCCGCAGCCATACAGCCCCCACGTCTCTGCTAGCTCGGCGCGCCTCGGCCATATCTCACGACGCAGCACTTGTTTGCTTATCAGGTGGCAGCGCACGAGCTGCCCGTCGCACGGTACGCCCGGCGCGAACCGTGCGAGGAAACACACGGCGGTCACGCCTGGCAGATCACACGCATAGGTGTATTTGGCTGCGCGGGCACACTTACGACGACGCAAGCCCTTCACGGTCTTCTCTCGCTTCACCGGCCTCTCGACTGGCAGAACGGTCGCCTTGGCCTCACTGGACGGTAAAGGGCTCATAGTTCGTTCCCCTCAGCCACGGTGACGGCGACAGCTAGCGCAGCCCAACAGTCGCCACTCATGCCGTACAGCGGCCCCGGTGTGGCCTTTTTGCCGATCGCCTTGTCCTTGCCTGGGCCGTAGCGGTCGATCAGCGCCTGGCGGACGTTCGGGTCTTTCGCCCGCGTGCTGCCGCACAGGTGTAGCTTCACATTCTTGCGATAGATGCACGTGTGCTCCGGTCGTGCGAACTTCGCCTGCCCCATCCTCCACCGCTCAATGAAACGACCGGCCCAGACGCACGTGTCGAACACTGTGGCGCCGACAGCCATGCCGTAGCTGGCCACCATCTCAATCGCCAGCAAGTTCTCCGACCTCGACGACATCTCGATCATCGTCAGCGCAGTCACGTTGTCGACCTTTTCCCACTCGACCGGCAGACGACTCTCGGTGTCGTAGATCAGCAACGCCGATTCCTCGTTGCCGGGATCGATCGCCAACAGCCTCACGCCGCTCGCCTCCGCTCATCCCGAGCAAGGAACTCCTCACGAAGCCGGCGGTGTGTCTCCCGGATCTCTTCCCTCTCGCGATCCTCCTCTAGCCGTTTCGCCTGGGATACGGAGATGCCCTTGCGGGGCTTGTGGATCTCCCTGCCCTTCCACGCGCTCACGAAGACACCTCGGCGCGGGAAATCGGCGCGTAAATCGCTGGACACGTCGGACCGTGCATCCCGCAGAAGGAAAGTCCTGGGCGTGTCCAGTCTTCAGCGGCGCACGCGGAGCAAGGACAATGGCGTCCGTGGGTGAGACGCGGCTCCTCACGGGCAGCGAGACGCGCCTCCGCCTGTTCAGCGCGAACCTTCCACTGAAGCCATGCGACACCGCACTCCGGACATGCGTCGTCGTCCGCATGGGACGGCTCCTCAGGGGCAGCGAGAGCGGCCCCGAAGCCATCGGCAAACTGCTCACTCACGAAGCCCACGATTTTCATTTCACCGCGAGCCTCGCAGCGCTTACGCCACGCCCCCTCCAGCGCCTCGCGCTCTTGACCGCCCATCAGACTTCGCCTACTTCCTCAATGCGAGCCTCGATGCACTCGATCGTGTTGGGATCGCGCACACGACGACCACGGCCGATGATTTTCAGGTCAGACGGGCTTCCGGCGAAGTCCGGGACACCACCACTCAGTCGCTTAGCACGTGCCTCCTTAGCCGTGCGCGCTTTGACCCAAAACGGGCGAGGCAGTATCTCGACTTGCTCAAACTCATACCAGTACTCGCGCTCTTGACCCATCAGGCACCCCGACCTTGCGCACGGAGCAGCTTGCGTCGGTGGCAGCGGATGGCGCCGACGATGCACTCACTAGTCACGATCGCCCCTGTGCCTTCAGAATTGCCATACCGATCGCAGCACGCGTGTCCAAGACCTTGACAACACCGCGCAAACCCTCCCAACGGCCCTCCTCCTCCACGCCCATCAGAGCGGTCTCCTGGTCGGCCTTCGCGGACCGTTCCGCGACCGTGCCCTCCGCTTTCATGAACTCTTCGGCGCGGGTCTTCTCCTTCAAGCGCCGGGCGAGGAAGTGAGCTTGCGCGGCCTCCTCGTACTCATTCTGGTGCACGGCCAGCGCCTGGTCGATTGCCTCAAGGCGTTCTTGTACCGCTGCGGGATGAGAGAGGGTCACGACTTGCCCTTCCCGTCGCAGGCCGGGCACTCTTTGATGTGCTCGCCGTGCTTGACCCAGCCACCCCCGTTGCACTTTCCGCAGACGCTCATGCTGCCGCCTTCCTCGCCGCTTTGCGCTGGACCGCCATGTCGGCGTTGATCCGTTTCCGTGACTGGTGGACGGCCAAGAGGCCGAGGAAGTCGAGCTCGGTGGCCTCGCAATGCACGAGCTCAACCTCGCCGAGGTCGCTGATGCCGACGATGATGATGTCGTCGACTGGCTCGATCTGGGACGGCTCAAGCGCCATCGCGTAGCCGCGGGTCTGATAGTGCGCCTGCTCGTAAATCCTTCCTTTGCCGGTCTTGTAGTCGATCAGGGTGCGACGGTTGTTGATGCGGCAGATCAGGTCAGGGCGTCCCGCGTAACGGTGCGCGGGTTCGCAGACGATCTTCTCGGCCTCTTCGGGCTCCGGATCCAGTAGTAGCCACGCCCGCGCAGCGCCCTTGACCCATGCGCGCCACTCCTCCGGATAGTCGGCCAGCTTCGGTGCCTCACCGGTGGTCGCGAGCTTCTCGAACGCGGAGTGGATCGCCCTCCCACGCTCAGCCCCCTCATCCCGCGCACCTTCGGCGCCCATCTTCTCCCGGCGCACCAGGTTGACCGCTTGCTCCGGGCTCACGATGATCACGTCGTCGAGGACCAGGCGCGCCAGGCCTTCGATGCCCTTCTGCTCTGCCCACGGGATCAGGGCCGGCTTCTCCAGCGTGCCCGTGATCGATGACACGGCCGTGAAGTCGTCGCCGTTCAGGGCGTAGCGGCGCCGGTCCTTCTTCGCCGGCTCCCCCTTCTTCGTGAGCCATTCGCCCGGGCCCAGATCTTCAAAACGGAGCGTGCCAAGACCCTCGATCTCGCGCTCGACGATCTCCCCGTCGACGACTAGGTCTATCGCCGTGGCGCTCATGCCCTCGCCTCGAAAGCCGCGAGGTGATGGGAGTTGACGCTCGCCAGGTCACGCTCCAGGACCTCGACGTTCTCCCACTCCCGGAGCGGGTGATTCTCGGTCCAGCGCCGGAGCGCGACCCAGCAGTAGTCGGCCGATCCGCACGCGATCAGATCGAGAGATGGGCCGTGTCCGCGCAGCTCCTCGGCCGGATGCTCGCCGTCGGGGTCGCCGCTGAACATGATGACGCCGTAGTGGGTGTTCATCGGGTCCTCACCGCCAGTCCGTCGACTTGCTCGATCGTGACGCCGGGGATCTCCCGCACACCGTCTTTGACGGCCGCGTTGATCAGGCGCTCGTCGACGATCAGGTACTTGCGCGGCACGAGGTCGGGGTCCACAACGGTGGCCTTCCACCGTTTCGTGCCCGAGGTCCCTGCAAGCTTCGTCCTGCCCACAGTGGTCGCCGGGGTGCTCTTCGCTGCGACCTCGGCCTGTGTTGCCTCGTCAGCCTCCCGGCGTGCCCGATCAGCACGCTCCTGGGCTTCCCGGCCGTCCTGACGCGCCTGTGCCTCTGCGGCGAGCAGCCGATACGCCTCGGAGCGTTCATCCGCGTTGCCGAGAGCGACTTCGAGGGCCTCGTCGCCCATGGCGGCGATCTCGCGGGCGCGCTCGTTCGCGGCCTCCCGCAGCTCGCGCTGACGTGCCTGCTCAGCCTCGCGAGCTTGACGCTCGATCCTCGCCGCCTCCTCCGCTCTCGCGCGGCGCTCAGCCTCGGCCTTCTCCTCCGCAGCACGGCGCTCGGCGTCGATGCGTGCCTGCTCCGCGGCGACACGCTCGGCCTCCTCGCGTTGGAACGCGATGACCTTGCCGCGCACGAGCTGGTCGGCCTCATCGAGCGGCGCTGCGGCTGATTTGAACCGGGCGTTGATCGCTTTGACATGGCTGTTCAGCGGGTCGACAAGGAACTTGCGTGCCGTCTCCCCTTTGCGCTTCGCCGTCGCGATCTCGCCGAGGAACTCCGTCGCGGTCCGTGCCTGCTCGGGTGTGTTGACCTCAAGGGCCTGCGCACGCTGAACGACCGCGGAGACCTCCTCGGTGACCACGGCGACGGCCTCCTGATCGATGGTGGCCAGATCGCTCATGACGCCGCACCGGTCTTCGCAAGGTGCGCTCCGAGGGCCTGGCGGAACTCGTCAAGCAGTGCGGGCGTGAGATCCTCTGTGCAGTCCACGCCGACCGAGGACAGGAGCATCGTCAGTGTGTTGTCGCTGATGCCCGCAGCGTTGAGCGCTTCGGTGAGCGCCGTGAGTTCCTCCTCGCTGATGCGCTCCGGCTCGTCTGTCGCTGCGCGGGTCTCAACGACGTCGGCCTCAACGTACTCCGTACCGTTCGATGCCGGCTCGGCGATCTCAACAGCGGTGGCTTGGACGATCTCGCCCTCGGCGTACACGCGGATGCCGTTCATCACATCCGGGCAGTACCAGGCGACCCCGTTGCTCATCGCCCGGGCGAAGAACATGTTGCGGGGGTACTTGACGTAGTTCGACGGAGCGCCGCTTTTTGACGGTTTCGTCAGCAATGCAGCTTCGGCGTCGGCTTGAGTGAAGTCGGAGGTCCCGAACGCATCGGGCCACGGGAGCCACTGGCCGTGCTCATCCTTTCCGGGTGCGGTGCCGCGCCCAAACTCGATCGAGCATCCGTCAGCGTCGAGCTCCAGGACTCGGTAGTCGTACTTCCCCGAGGCCTTGACCTTCGACGCCTGCAGGTTTGCCGACATCTCGGGTTTCCCCTCGATGATGTGGATGTCCGTCATCGCCTGCGTGGCGCTGAGCCCGAGGTCCCGGCCGAAGATCAGCTTCGCGAACGCCTGATCGGCTTGGCGAGCATCCTTGAACATCCCGGACCTGGCGAGCCCGTTGCCGAGCCTGTACAGCATGTCTATCTCGCCGTTGGTGATCGGAGCGTCGATCTCCGTGGAATGCCGGTCGTCGAGCTCGGCTGGCTGTACGTCTATCGTCTGATCCATCACGAACCTCGATTCGTGGTCGCGCGCCCGGGTGTTCCAGCACCGCGGGCGCTATTTGTGTGTGAAAAGCCCGTTGCGCCGGACATGACGCTCACCAAATGTCGGTTCACGCGCACATCGCTCTGCGCCTTACGCTCCTGCCGTTCCCCGAGCCGCTCACGGTCGAAGTCCTCGATCGTCGGCTGTTTGTTGCGCTTGCGAAGCCACTCGCTGAGTTTCTGCCCGTTCATCACTTGGGCTTCCGCTCAGCGTCTCGCACCATCTCACGGCAAGCGTCAGCGGCGTCCTCGTTGATCGGAGGATCGAGATCGGGCACCGGAAATACCTCGACCATCACCGCTGGTCCCTCCCCAGCCTTGTTGCTGAAGATCCGAGCGTGGAGCTTCGCCGCCCTTGCCACACCCTCCTCATCGCTGTGCGCGCCGTCTATGACATTCAGCCCCATGCCTGGCGGCTCACGACGCGCTAGATACAGCTCCCTCTCAGGCCCGTTGGCACGCTCGGTGACATCGACACACTCACCTATCGGAAGCGCCGGACCGTCCTCGATCTCAAAGAGTAGGTGCTTGCCGTGAAGCGTTTGCTTGAGAGTCCATCGCCTATGCCCCTCCGGTCGCTCGGTGTCCTCACGGGCAGCGAGGTCGTCACACACGGCGTCGATGATCTGCCCGTAGAGGTCAGCGTGTGCTTCCTCTGGCGACGGCTCACCGAAGGTGCCTGTCAAGACCTCCTCGGCCGCATGGAATGCTTGATCGCTCTGCAAGTCGTCGCGCGAGAATCGCGCGGGTAGGATGAACTCCTGCGGCTCCTCACGGGCAGCGAGGGCGGCCTCTGAGCAGGCGCCGTCGTGACCCTTAGGCAACTTGCAGGTAGGGTGGTGCGAGCCCTCGCCGCCGAAGCCGATCATGATGCGGCCACACCGATCGGCGTCTCCCGACGTGACCTCGCGGTCTTCGTTCACCCCCGGTGGCTCCTCACGGGCAGCGAGCGCGGCCTCGTACTTCTTGCGCCCGAGCCATCCACGCTCGAAACCTTTGATCCACTGAATCGGCAGCATCCGGCCATCACCAAAACGGGCCATCTCTGCCTCCAGCGCCTCGCGCTCTTGGGTCATGCGATCACCAGCACTCGCCGGATGTCGGGTGATGTTCGTCCAGCCCGGCGAGGCGAGCCTTGTGCTCCAGGATCGCTTGCACCTCCAGGGGGTCGGCATCGGGAGTGATTGCGACGGTTCCGTCCGGTTTGACGCGGAACGCCCCCCGGTAGTTATCAGACGACCCCATAGGCTCAATGTAGGTGACGTCGGGACGTTGAACAACGGGAACCGTTGTAAGGTCTTTCCAGATGGGGTATCCACTTAGATGACCCTTCATAGCGCCCGCGTGTGCAGCGCACCGTCAGCGCCGCAGTAGACCTCTTTGGGACCGTCACCCTCAGGCCGCGCACGATGTGAGCGCAGCTCGGCGAGCAGGTCCTGCTCAATCCGCTTTATCGCCTCCGCAAAGCACTCCCACGCGGTCGACGATACACAACCGTGTGAACCGACCATGAGCGGCGCTGAATGATCGTCTGGACCGCATAGCGTCCAACCCTTATCGCCGAACCTCTCGACGATATATCCAGCGTTCTTTACTCGTTGCTTGTCTGCCAGCGATACGGACGTGTGCGTAGATGGGGCGCAGTGGCGCTCGTAGATCAGCGCCTCGATCTCATCCAGCGTCAGCGTCACAGTCCGCTCAGAGGGGTCTGAGCGTTGATCGTGTTCGAGCATGATGGTCGCGAGAGCCGTCAGCGTCAAATCGCGGTCGAAGTCCTCCGGTACGCGCTGCCCAACGTGAAGGCTCGCGGCCTTCACTAGGTGCTGCCGCGCCTCGTCGCGGTCCATCACTCACTCCCCTTTCCTGCTGGCTCAGGCCCCGCGTACCAACCTTCGACCTTGCGACGAACGCACCCACGGAACCGGTGGTAGTCGATCGTCTCCACATAGTCCGTGAGTTCGTCGCCGTTGCTTACAGCGTCCGAGACGTAGCGGTCGAGCCGGTCGAAGTCTTCCTCGGGCGTCCGGCCGTTTCCCTCGGCGTTGGCGACGAGCGCCTTGCTGGCCCGAACGGCCGCAAGAAGGATCGCGTCCAGCCGCTTGCTCTTGCTCATGCCGCGTTCCTCTCGCTGTCGAACTCGAAGCCTTCGTAGGCCTCAAGCGCGCTGATAACCGTCGAGTGATCCGCGCCCGACTCTCCCGACAGCTCGCATGAACGCATGAAGGCAAGCGCCTCATGGAGATGGTGGGCCAACGCTCGGAGCCTCTCGGCTTCGCCCTCACGAGCAGCATCGCCCGCGCCTAGGTCGTCACAAACAGCGTCGATAATCTGCCCGTAGAGATCGGTGTGCGCCTCCTGTGGGGACGGGTCGCCGAAGGTGCCGGTCAGGATCTCCTCGGCCGCACGGAACGCCTCGTCGCTCTGCAAATCGTCGCGCGAGAATCGCGCGGGTAGGATGAACTCCTGCGGCTCCTCACGGGCAGCGAGGGCGGCCTCGGCTTCCTCGTAGATCAGCTTCATCGCGCCGCGCTGTTGCGAGCGCGCTTCATCCTTGTAGTGGCTCGCCCACGCACGGATTCGTCCCAGCGCATCGCGCTCTTGATCGTCGGGGTTAGTCATCACAGTCCCCCATCCCAGATGAGGAAGGCGATGAACAGAGCCTCCAAGACGGCGACGATGCCGAGGAGCATTTCGCCGTTCACAGCGCATCTCTCAGCGTGCGGATTGCTACGGCAGCCACCTGTAGAACCTCAGCGCGGGTAGCCTCCCAATGCGTTGCCGCCCTCTCATCGCGCCATGCCTTCAGCGCCTCGGCGACCTCATCCTCCAGCGTCCCCAAGGCGAGCCGTGACCGTCCTAGCATCGTGCCCTCGTAGCGCCCGTGCTTCTCGTCCTGTCGCTCGATCTCCCTTTCGAGGGCAAAGATCAACGGGTGGACGACGCGTTCCGTCAGTAGCTCATTGTCCCGCATGGCATCTGCCACTCGCTGGACCGCCGTCTGAATGCGCTCATGTCGTTCCACGTCGATAATCCAACTCGCCGCTTTGGCTAAATCAGCCCTGGCTTGCTGCAAGACTTTGATTAGCCACTCCGGTCGCTCCTCCGGTCGCTCGGTGTCCTCACGCGGGAGAGCAGCGACAATCAAGTGAGCCAGCCGCTCGGCCTCGTTGCTCGGGAAACCATCCCGTTCGAGAACACTCCGAATCCGCAAGACCATCCACGCAGCCTCGGGCATCTCGTACTCGTGCGTCTTAGCGGGTGGCTCCTCACGGATCGGGAAACGGCGACGTTTCTTCTCGTTTTCTAGACTCTCCTTGCATTTCTCCCACGCTCTGTCTGCGGCTGCGAGTTCGGCGCGCAGCCCCTCTAACTGGCGCTCCGCACTCTCAGCCTCCAGCCAGCGGCCGGGCATAGCCTCATGGCCACAGTTGCCGCACGACTGCCCCTCACCGTGATTCCCGCACGACAGGCACGTCCAGACGGTGATCTCCACCTGCGGCTCCTCACGGGCAGCGAGCAGCTTCGCCACGTTCTCAGCCTGCTCGTCAGTCATCGACAGCCCTTTCCACTCCAGTGATTGCTATGACATCCGTGTCCCACACATCGCGGCCCCCGTGGTCCTGGGCATTGGCCTTGATTTCAGCGTCGCTTTTGGATTTCGCCTCGATGTCGTAGGTGGCCTGCGTGCTCTCAACCACATGCACTCGATATCTCATCCCTCGTGCTCCTGCTCGGTGGCCCGCACGACCGGCCGCTCGATCGTGAGTTGGACGGCCTTGTCAATGTGCCCAACGAACATAGGCTCCCTATACGCCCAAGAACGGCCTTCGGACTCCCGTTGCGCATGTTCGTCAAGATCACGTTCTGCGGACGCCTGCGTAAAATGACCCCTCGCGTACCCGCAGTCGCAGCGAACGTGATAGAGCGGCACCGGCGGCAATTTGTTGTGCCTGCGCCCACCGCCCAGATCGGGCATCTGGCCCTTGAAGATCCTCGCGTTGATGATGTTGCTCATCGCTCCACCTTCGGTCGCCCGGTTTCCTCGCCCGCTAGGAACCGTTCGGCAGCCTCAATGTCGGTCGCCGCGTCGCTCTCGCTGACCTTACCGCGCACGACGCGCAACAGCCCCCCCACGATCGCCAGCGCAGGATCACGTCGCTCGGTGTCCTCACGGGCGGCGGCCCATCGAAACACCCCGTCGCGCTCCTGAGGCGAATAGAGCACACCATCACCTTGCATCGCTTGGAGGTCGCGCACCACGCAGTAGGCCTCAATCGCAGGCACGTAGGCTGCACCGTCGATGACACGCTCGGCGTCCGCGATCCGGTTCGCGTGGTCAGCCCATGCCGCTACCCCATCTGTCTGCGGCTCCTCACGGGCAGCGAGAGCGGCGCGGTAATAGTTACGTGCAGCGCGCCAAATGGCTCCACCATTTCCGAGTAATTCCGCTCTCTCTAATGCTTCGTACTCTTGTGGATCTAGATCAGGCATCTGTCTCTAGGCGTCGCTGAATATGCCGGTCGGTGGTTCGCAGTGCGACAATCACGAGTGCCTGCTCGGCCTCACGGGCAGCGATCGTCGCTGTTGTAGCCCACATCGGCGCGTCCACATGAGCAAGGCCCTCCGTCGCCGAACCCGCACAATGAGCATCAACACCCCGCCGAGGCTGTATCTCCCCACAGGTAGTGCAAACCCAAACATCAAGCACCGTGCGCTCGGTGTCCTCTCGAACGGCGAGGGCATTAGAAAGTCGGTCCTCCAACTCGTCGACTTCGCGACCTGCCTCTAGTGCCCGCTCGCGCTGATCGTCGCGTTCCGCCGTAATACGCTCAATCGTGGATTGTGGCTCCTCACGGGCAGCGAGAGCGGCTTCTCTGATTACGAGCCGCAGATCCCTAGCCTCTCGGGACGACGCGGCCCGCACGCCGAGGACAGCCATCGCAATCTCTCGCGCATCTCTCTGGCGGCTGGGGCGTAGATCCTTCACGAGAAGCTGCTGTACACGCCAGATTTCATCCTCGTCCGGTCGCTCGGTGTCCTCACAGGCAGCGGCAGATGAGCCGATAAGCGCCTCTTTCGCCTTCTCGATCAGGCGCTCCAGGGTGATCGTCCGACGCACGCTCGCGGCGATCGGCTTATCCAGCGCCGCCACGAACAATGCGAAGCTATGCGCGCGATTGTTCTGCTCCCACTCCTCGCGGTCAAGGACCACTTGATCAAGGCGAATATTCGCAGCGAGAGCGGCACGGTAGCCAGCGGCGAAATCATCGCCAGGCGACTGAGTCCCGGGCAGGTGCTTGCTGAAGTGCTCTCGCCGGGCGGCTCTCAGCTCTTTCTGCCTCACCTTCCACGGCACCAGCGCCTCGCGCTCTTGATCGGTGCTCATAAGATTTCCTGCCAGATCGTCACACACAACACGACCGTGAACGTGAGCATTAGCGCGCAGACACATCCGAGAACAACGGCGGCGACCACTTTTCCGATTGCGTCACTCATGGCTCGGGCTCCTGCTCGGTGTCCCGCACGACCGGCGACATATCGCGTGAGGAGGCTGCGACGGCGCGATAAAGGCGCTGCATGGCGGCTTCGAGGGTGCGATCTTGCAGCAGGGACTTGGCGCGACGATGGAAGTAGTGGTCCAGCACGCCATTGGCGGCCTCCCGCAATCCCTGGTTGTCTTGGTCTGTGTCCTCACCTGCGAAGGCGTCACGAACCTCCTGAGCACACGCTTGAAGATCGGCAAGGTCGTCGTCGGAAGTGCGCGTGGCCGGTCGCTCGATGTCCCGCATGGCCCCAGTGGGGAGCTTCCTGCCATACCGCTGGAGAACACGCTCGGTCCGTTCAACCAGTCGCTCTTGCTCGCCCACTGACATCTCTACGTCTCGCAAGCCCGCACGGAACAGCCCTTCGATGATCTCTAGTGTCTCCGTGTCCGGTCGCTCGGTGTCCTCACGGGCAGCGGCCAACTCCCGATAGCGTCTGTTAGCGGCGTCTCGTTCTAGTTCGGCCTCGTGCAGTCGCTCTAGGTATTTCCCAGCCTTCTCCATCCAGTCGGCACGCTCTCTTGCCAGCTCCGGTGCCAGCTCGCGTTCGGCCATGTCGCTCACGACGACACCAGTCCGTCCATCGCGCTCACATAGGCCGGGTAATCGTCCAGCTCCATGCGAACACGCTCCGCTAGGCCCTCGGCGATCTCGGCGTTTTGATCGCGCTCCTCTATCGCAAGGCGCAGTTCGCGTCGGAGAGATTCGTAGCTATCGGTTTTGCCTTCCACGAAACGTGAGCACTTGCAGTCCTTGTTCGCTTCGCATTCGCCCTGGCCCTGCTGACGCTCGACGTCTGACTGGTTGATCCGTAGCTCGCTGGCGTCGAGGATCGCGTTGTGCCAGTGCGCTGTATGCCCGCAGGTGCAGACGCGGGCGTGTAGGTCGGCGCTCATCGGACGCCTCTCCGGTCCGGCATCCCCACGCCATCCCTAAAGACAGCGTGAGTGCGCGCCCCACAAGCAGGGGTCTCCCGTAGTTCCGCGAGCGCGTCGCGTTCCTGCTCATCGCCGATCCGGGCTGCCGCACACAAAGCCAGCGCGAGTAGCAACGGCACGACCACCACAGACAACGCGGCGAAGATCAGGGCGACCGTGACCATTAGCGCCGCCCCTCGCCTTCGGCCGTATCCAGGCGGTCCGCGTGCTGCCACGGAGACACGTCCCACGGGTGCCGGTCAAACACCCGGGCCTCGGCGAGCATCTCCCCATAGTGCGCCTGCGCGCGCTCCCCCTCGCCGACCTCAAGAGCATGAGCGAGCTTCTGCAAAGCGATAGCCCTCGGGCTCCCCCCACGCGGATGCTCACTCCGTACCCCCAGCGCGCCGAAGCATTCGTCGGCGAACCTGACAGTCGCGGCCAGCGCCCGCGCCTCGTTCTCCTCCAGCTCCAAGCGGATCACGCCTTCACGCGCCCGCCGCATTTCGGGCAGCAAGCCCGCTCCCGCTGCTCCCGAGTATCCGCAGTCCGGTACCCAGACCAGCCACACTGCGCTGTCCGCTGGCAACGCACATACTCACGCCGCAGCAGGACGGGCGGCTCCTCTCGGGCGCTCACGATGCCACCCACCGGCATGGCCGCGTCAACACCGGGCCACACCACCCGACATCAAGAACAGTAGGTCCGTCAACGCCTGACTACGCGCCGCCTGGTCCGTCTCGAGGAGGTCATACAGGCCGGAGTCGTAGGCGACCTCATCCAGCGTCGGTGAGAAGCCGGCACGGTCGAGCCATTCGGCTAGGGATGCCCGGCGAAGATTCACGACTGGCCTCGGTTCCGTCGACGGGCCTCACGCTGCGCCTTACGCGCTTTACGACGGGCCTTGTCACGCTCATCCTGCCGCTCACGTTCAGCGGCCAGCTCGCGGGCTTCCTGTTCCTGAAGGCGACGGGTATAGACGACACCGTTCATGCCGCAACCCCGTCGAGCATCAGGTCCGTGACCTGCACACCGAAATACTCCGCGACCCGCAACGCCTTCGCCGGATGGATCGGCTCGCCAGCCTCAAGACGCGCGAGCGTCCTGCGGTCTATATCGAGCACGGCAGCGAGCGAACCCACTGAGTGGCCAGCGTTCAAGCGAGCTGCTGCGAGGTCGAACCGCGCCTGTGCATGCCCTCGGTCTGTGTCGCTCATAGGCACAATGTAGCAGATTGCGCCACAATATGTCAAGAGGCGTCAGGATATCGCGCGCAGAGGCACGCCAAACGCCCCACTCTCTCTAGTCATGGACGACTTCGATCACCCCCTTGAGCAGCGCATACGCCAGTTCGGGCCGGTCGTGGACGAATGGGCCATCGCACCGCGACTCTATAGAAACGGCCGTGGAGCTGCCCGTCTTGCGCCCCCAACACAAAAGAGCCCCCCAGCCACACAAGGGGGCTGGGGGGCTCATGTTCGCAACGAGCCCGACGGGCTCTTGCATCTCGCCCGCCGAAGCGCAGCGAGGGGATATGTGGTGGCCTAGGTCCTCAGTTATTCCCCGGCCGGGAGGACTCCACGCGACGCCCGAGGGCGTTTCTGCTTTCGCTTCATCAGGCGTAGTGCCGGGCCAGATGTCTCCATGTCAGCCACCGTGGGAGACCCACGCACAGCGAATGTTACCAGCAGCTCCACCGCGACTGTTCGCCACGGCTCCAGTACCACATGGCTCCCAGGGAGGACCAGTGCGCCGAGAACACCGAGTGGCGCGCGTACGGTGTCGCAGCCCATGTGGCCGCTTCGAACTGCCATAGCCCGGCATCACCCGATTCGCTGTTGACCGCCGACGGATCGTCGCGGCTCTCGCACCACGCTACATCCTCGGCCTCGTCTACGGACTGGTGGTAGCGCTCTGCGGCCTGGACGATGCACGGGACCGGACGGGAGTTCGAGCACGTCGAGCTAACCGTGTAATGACGGCCGGGCGCTCGCCCGAGCATCGCTGGGCTTTGGCGGGGGCTCTGTCGGCGATGGTGCGTTGCTCTCTTGCCGGAAGCCACCGCTGGTTTCGACGATGGTGTGTCCTGTACGCCGGTCAGAAGCAACGCGGCGATTGTCAGAGTGGTTGCCAGGATCGGTCAAGGTGCCTCCTGTCTCGTTGAGCCACGGCGCGATGCCGAGGCCGGTCACGCCCTCTTCGGCGTCATCGCTCCACTTCGAGCGGTAAACTCATGCGATGGCCATGAGCGTCACGGTCGCGGAGATCCCCGTTTCGCAGATGCCGTGCTCGATCTGCCTGGTTAGACCAGCGCGCGTCAAGACAACGACAGACGGCCTCGACAAGCACACAGAACGCTTGCCGTGCGAGACCTGCGAACAGCTCTGGCCGTACTTCGAGACCAGGCTCCAGCCGGAGGACTACTCGCCACCCCAGTGAAGTTCTAGGCCGGTCAACGCCAGCCGTCGGCGTTCATCCCGTCACATAGACGAGGTACGATCAGACGGTGGACGAGCAGTTCGACATGCGGCGCATCGCCCGCCTCTACGATGTGCCTCCCTGGATCGTCAGCGGGGACTACTCGGCGCCACGCTTTCCGCGCCTGCGCTGGGCGCTACGGCGCATCTGGCCCGTTTAGACGGTCCCCTGTAGACGACCCGCGTCCGAAGGCGTCCGGCGCACGCGCGCACATCGCAGGACAGCCCAAGGAAACGGCCGAGCGCGCCACAGCTCCCTAGCTTCCCGCCGCCAGCCAACCACCCGGCCGTCTTCGTAGACGGGTTCGCCGGTCAACAGGAACAGGCGCATCAGTGACCTTTGCAGGGTTGGCCCGGCTCGGCACCGCACAACAGACAGGGCAGCGGAGAAGGCCACGGGCGCTTGGGCTTCCTGGACATCACGTCAGTCATAGAACAAGAACCACGAAGCGAACCAAACCAGCCCCACGGTGAGCGTCACGCCAATGAAGCCGAGCATGATGACGCTCCCGGTCGACTGATGCTTCTCGGCTGCTTCGACGAGCAGCCAGTCCAGAGGGACGGGCAGCGCGCCGAACCAGATAGCCATGAAGACGCGGCCGATCATGCCGCCTTGGCCTTGGCTTCCTGGCGCTGACGACCAACGATCGCCGAGTACTTGATCCGTGCGGCAAGCTTCGCCAACTGCACGGGGTTCGTGAACACCATCAGCGTGTTCTCCTGGGCCTTGAAGCCCTTGGCGTTCGCAGCGCCATGCAGGCCGATCCCCTGTCCCTCGCCGGAGGAACTCCAGTTCATTGAGCCCTCGTAGCCCACGATCCCGTCGAGAACGCCGCCCTTCGTGTGGACGATCTGCGATGTCTCCGAGGTCGTGATCACGAAGTCGGCAGCGAACTTCACTGGGTCCTTAGCGACGTCGGAGGCGACAATCTTCTTCTCATGAACGCCGCCGGACTGCGACTTGTCGAGCACGAACTCCGTCACGACGCTCGGGTCTTCGACCTTGCCCCAGATCACTTCGTTGAGCTGGTCGTCATCGAAACCGAACATCGTGGACTCGATCGACAGCGACACCCGCTCGTATAGGTGCATCAGCACCCCGTGGCAGTCATCGCGGCCAACGAGAAACAGCCGCGAGTCCGGACTGTCGCTCGCCGAGAACGCGCCCTCAGCCGCGTACTGCGCCAGGTCGCCGAGGTCGAACGTCTGGAGGCTCGGCTGCGGAGTGCTCATGCTGTCAACTGCCTGAAGTCACAGGCGCCACTGATCGCGACGAGCGTCGAGGCATGGATGCGGTAGCAGCCCTGGTCGCCCCACGGTTTCGTCCAGTGATTCCTCCCACGGAGGACCGTGCTCACCAGATCCACATGGCCTGTAGGCAGGAACTTGATCGTCTCGATCGCCGTCAGCGACGTCTCATGTCCCCCGGCAACACCCGAGCGGATCGATTCTTCGATCGCCGCGACCGACCCATCCCCGTCGATGAAGCCCTGCGCGTCCGGTTCCTCCCACTTGTAGAACCACGGACTCCCCATCATCACGAGCCCTTTCTGCATCAGCGAGAGCAGGCTTTCCCCGGCGGACGCGATGACCGCGCCCTGGACAACACCGAGCTTCTGTAGCAGCTGCACCACGTACGCCCCGGTGGAGCCGCAGTCCGTGGGCGGCCACTCTTCCGCCGGCTGCCCCGTCTGATCAGTACACAGGTGATAGCCCGCTATCGCAGCGCGCTCGAGCTGCGGCGCCTGGTCGTAGCTCGTCGGGTGTTCAGCATAGTCCGAGCTGATCAGCCGCTTGCAAAACGCCAAGAACTCCGCCTCCGGCAGCAGCTTTGCAGTCGCCTCGATCGCCGTGTTGAACGTGCACGACCCGAGAGCCGTAGCGTCCGTCCTGCAGCCCGGAATGAACCGGGACGTGTGGATGCCCTGCTCGACCAGATCAGACTGGTCGAGCACCGTGATCGGGGTTTCGTTATCGACCTCCTTCAACGGGGTCGAGGTGTCGTGCACATGCAGGCCGAGGAGCGCTGACGGAGCCTCCTCGACCTGGTAGCGGCCGTAGACGGGGTAGCTCATGACGCCGGCACCGTCTTCGAGATCAGCGCGTGCGCGATCTGGGCCGCCGCGATCACCACCGCAGTCACGATCACGACAATGTGCGCCGCTTCCGCTTCAGTGATGAACAGAAACGACACGAGCAGGGCAACGGCCTGTGTGACGACGGCCACGACAGACGTGACGATCGCGGACGGTTCGATCGCGCCCGTGTGAATCGCGTTGGCGACCAAGCCGACGGCGGCGATACCCGCCGTTGTCGTAGCGACAAGCAGGCCCTCCTGTGAGGAGGAAATCAGGCCGACGCCCACGATGAGACCACCAACAGCGGTCACGACCGCGAGGATCGTTGCGTTTAGCGAGCTTGCTTGGACTTTCAGCTTCAAGGCGACAGAAGACATGGTTACCTTTCGTTAGTGGTCAGGCTGCTTCACAGACCGCCGGACGCTCGACGAGCGTCCCGTACTCCCTCGGCGGCACAACAAGCTCTTGACCCGTGGTTTCGATGACGGGGAACGGCTGGACCACGGCGAAGCCGGGGTGTAGCGGCGAATCGGGGATCGGTTCGGGGATCGGTTCGTTAGTCACGATGATGGGCCACACCCGGCCAGCTTCATCGCGCATCGGGATGTAGCCGAGTTCGCGCATCAGCAGCTCTCCCACACGCCAGCGCGGAGATAGCCATGCCAATAGGTGCCGGTGCTGGCGGGGACGATCAGTGCAACCACGGGGACCACGTCTGCGCCCTGGATTGACCCCCCCACGCTGATCGAGCCGTCATCGTGCTCGGTGATGATGTGCCGACATCCGTTTTTGTCGTCCTCGTTGACCCACAGCCGAGTTGTCGAGCCATCGGGGCAGCACACGAACCAATCCCATTGCACGGCGCTTGTGTCGGAGCCAGCACCCGGCGTGACGTTACAGCGGCCGTAGTCGCCGGGCTTGATCTCGCCGTCAGCCGCACGGTTGAGCCATTCGTCGTCGGGTAGCCGCGTGCCCTGCATCTAATACACCCCGATCCGATGAAACTTCAGGATCTCGCGGTTCTCGATTGCGCCCTGCACAAGCCAGGTCCGGCAGGCGTCCTTGTAGGCGCGCGTGCTGGGCTTCGGGTGGGGCCACGGTGGTTTGCGGCACTCGTGCCTTGTGAGCAGGGCACGCAGTTGCTCGCGGAGCCGGTAGTGCGCGTCGAGCTCCCGGTGCTCCCGCGCGAGGATCTCCGCATGCGAGGGCGGCTTAGGCTTCGAGACCGGGGTGAGGAACAGCCGCACCTCATCCGCACGCCGGACGGCGAGACCGGGGAGCACCTGGCCACCCGCATGGTCGTAGGCCAGCATCTGTCGTGACGCGGCGTAGAACGCCCGGGCGCGCAGATCCGCGCCGACCGTGGTGCCTTGGAAGATCCCGGCGCCGAGGTTGTAGACAAAAGAGCACAGGGCATCCCACTGGTTCTGGTTCAAGGTCACGTCCAAGGCGCGGAGCGCCCACTCGTATTCGCTCTCCACCGAGGACTTGAGGTTGGCTTCGGCCGCCGCACGCCCGGAGAAGCAGAAGCCTTGGTAGGCCCCATGGGTCTGCCCAAAACCCACCGTCCAGACCCCGCCATAAGGGTCCCAGTACGCGCAGCGGCTGTAGCCCTCGAACTGCTCGATCAGGTGCAGGCCCGCGGCGTCGACGTGTTTCTCCGACACGCCGAGGAACAACGAGACGGGAGGTGCCTCGGGTTTCGCGCCTTCCGGGACGCGAGCGGATTCCGGCGGCACCGCGATGCTCCCTGGTGGGATGCCAGTGGTGGTCGCCGGCTGGGGAGCCACCCGCGGAGGAGGGAGAGGGGACGAATGACCCCCACAGCCAGCGATCGTGGCCGCACACACGGCGGCGAGGAGTAGCGCGGCCGTGGCCGCGAGAAGAAAACGCTTCATGAGGTCTCCTATTCCGAGGGTGCGCGGCCGGACCGCTGCGGCTTGGGCTTCTGGTCAAGGGCCGCGTCATCTAGCCGGCCGTGTAGATCCGCAACGCTCTTGCCGAGAGTCTCGATCCGGTCCACGACGACCTGCAAGCCACCCGGCGACACGGGGTCCAGGCGGTCCAGCACGTCCGCGATCCCGCCGTCTGTCTCGGGGTTCAGCAGGTCGAGCACTTTCTTCATGTGCTCCGCGTGAACGTCGGCGCGCGCCGCTGCGGCGTCGAGCTTGCGGTGCATCTCCTCCACAGCACCCTTGTGCCAGAACCAGCCGAACAGCGCGAGGACCGCGAGGGGCAGCACGGCGACCACATTGCCCCATACGGCCGCTTCGTAGAAGTGCGGGCCGCCAGGCATCCCGAAAAAGAAGGCCCAGAAGTGTTCGGTGAGGAAGAACGGCATCACTCACCCGGCCCGACGGTCAGCGTCGACGGTGGCGGCAACTGCTTCGAAAACGGGATCGGCGACGGCGGGACATAGGTCAGGGGGTCGTCGGTGGCAGGCACACATTTCGCTAATTCCGTCCACTGCTTGTCCTTCGCGTCCGCCTCTAGACCCGACGTGAACTCGTCGACGAGATGCCTGTCGCCCGCTTGCTGCGAGGGCGACAGCCGCCGGTCGGGTTCCTGTGGCTGCGCGAGGCTGATCCGGAGCAGCGCAGCGAGCGTCGAGTCGAAGCGGTAGTCGTCGAAGTGGCTACGGTTGTCCTCGGCCCTGATCACGTTCAGGCGGTGGCAGGACCGCAGCTGCGCGGTGCGTAGCGATTCCTCGCTGACGCCCTGGCTATGGATCTGCGAGAAGCCGAGTGCGATCAGCCCGATCGCGATCCATGGGCTCAGCTTGTCCAGCGCTCGCCCAACAGTCTTGAGCTTAGACATGGAACAAGCCGATCCACTGCGCGACCGCCGCGACCGCGCTACCCGCTAGCACCCACACCAGATGATGATGCTGTAGGCCCTGCATCAGGGGCCGCCACGGGCGTCGTGGTCTTTGGAGGGGCGGGCAGACGCCACACGCTGGAACATCAACAGGGCTCCAGCGAATGTGATCGCCCCGAGGTTGGGTTCGTGGCCTCCCGCCCACCACGAGACGATCTGCTGCGCCCCGAGTAGGAGTCCCCCGATCTGCGCCCACCGGGGCCAGTCCCGGGACACGCGCCGCCATAGCTTCCTGACGGGCGCCATTCATCTGGCCGCTCTATGCAGGTTGCTTACGATCATTCCGGACCTCCCGGGGTTCCACGGGTTTGACGGCATGGGCGCTCTCCCCTTCTATGCCATCCGCCAGCCCGAACTGGCCAGTCGTCAGACCTGGCTCATCTGAAGATTGGCGCGCACCGCAACAGCCGATTTGGCCGCGGCGCTACCCGAAACCACGACCGCGACGGCATACAGGCCCGCGGATGGGCACGTGAACAGGCCGCTCGCCTGCTCAACCTGGACTTCTTTGGCTGGCGTTGTAAACGCAGCCGTCGACCCAGACACGACCGATCCAAGCGTCAATTCGACCTTTTTTTCCGCGCCAGCAGACCCAGACACCGGATACAACCCCACCGTGAACGTCACCGCAGGAGCAACCGCGTTCGTGACGCATGTTGCCTGGAGGTTCAGTTTCACCGTCCGTTCGTTGACCGCCGACTCTTTGTAGTCCGCCGGGTTCAGGTAGAACGCCGCGAGGCCGGCGAGTTCCGCCGTATGGATCACGTTCGGGCTCCCCGCGCCGAGCAGATATGTAGCGGCACCCGGTTCCTGGAGGAGCGTGGACTGCGCCAGCAGGTGCTTTTTGTATTCGTATGCGCCGCCATAGTCAGTGGCAATCGCGTTCAAATCACCAGGGAGTAGCGTGCCTCCATTTACGAAGACCTTGATGGCCGACATGTGCGCTCCTTACTGTGGGGTTGGTCTTAGACGGCTTCGACTTCGCGGATGACCGCCGGAAGGCAGTCCGCGGGTTCGTAGCGTTCGACAGCGCGTTGGAAGGCTTTGCGATCGAACGTCAGCCAGCTACACACTTCGACCGTGAACTGATCCGGGGTCGGTGTGTTCTGCTGGATGGACACGAAGCCGTTCTGGCTGAAGATCAAGCCTGGACCTGCGCCGGGTGGTGTTTCGCCGGTAGCGCCGATCACATTGTCCGACGGCAGGCTCAAGGGGAGGACGGGGAACGTGAGCCCGTCTCCGTTAGCGGGGAAGATCAGGCCGGCAGTCGGCTCGTCGCCGGGGGCGAACTGGTAGAGCTTGAGCCCTTCACCGTTTGCTGGGAACGTGAACCCTTCCCCACCCGAGGGGAACGTGAGGACCGCTCCCCCGGTGGTGTTGATCGATGTTTCCAGAAGCGCTGTGAGCGTGTTGAGGAGGCTCTCGAGGCTCCCGTCGGATTCCGCGCACGCTTTGATATAGGAGCGGATCTGTTCGACCGTGGGGGGTAGCTGTTCCGACTGCAAGCCCCATGCGAACGCGAAGTTCCGCAACAGGCCTTCCCCGTCGGCCGTGTCGAGGACCGAGTTCAGATACGGGTTCTCCCACAGCCATGCGAGCTGGTCGAACACCACACCAGAAGCCGCGAGGAGGCTGTAGAGCGCCGAGTTCGGCTCGCGAGATGCCCACCAGTACGGCAGATGGTCTTGAAGGTCTTCGAGCGCCGGCGCGAAGTCTGGGGCGATCTCTTCGGCCATACGGCCCCTCCATTCCGCTCACTGGACTGTTCTGGTAAGGTCCTCGACCCAAATGGGCTTCCTCGACGCGCTCCACCGGCTCTACAACCAGCTCTGCGCCATCATCGCGGGCCTCTTCGTCGGCTACTGGGGGGCCGTCGGGTTCCACAACAGCTGGGCCGCACCGATGCGCTACCCCGCCCTGGGTGCTGTCTCAGGTCTCGCCGTGTTCCTGGCGGTCCTGGCGCTCGGAGCGCGGGGGGACCGCAAGCGAGCCCGCAAGCGCGTGAAGGCTCGTGAAGCGGAGATCGCATGGGAGGAGAGCGTAAGAGCCCGCTCACGGACAACCCGGGAGCCCGAGAGCCTTCCCACGTGGGCGCGCCACACAGCCCCGGAGACAACAGACGCCTCCGAGCGGCGTGGCATACGCTGGGGACGACACCTCACGCTGCTCCTCGCTCCGATAGCTGTGCTCGCCGTCATCGCGGGACTCACAACCCTCTTAAGCCTCATCGGGTCTTGACAGGCGTTCCGATCCGTGGGATGCTGGGCCTACAAAGCGCCCCCGCGCGGTTGGACGCCGGGGGCATGGACACAGGAGGTTAGATCCCATGTCACGCCCAAAGCTAGCAGCCATCCTCGCCGTACTCGTCTCGCTCTCGCTGCCCGCTAGCACAGTCGCCTATCCCATCGGGATGAATGTTGTCAACGGCCCCACATTGAGGGCTGAGGCCACCGCTACGTCCTACTGGGGGCAACAGCTCCATTGCCCGACGGGTGTGCGCGTGCAGTACAGCAGCACTGCAGGTGTGTCCTTCGCGGATGCTTCGTCGGATGCGGGGGTGCTTGCCTGGTCTATCGTTGATGATCCGCTGTGCGTGATTCACCTAAACGAAGAAGTATGGGCACGACGGAATCCCGCAACAACGGAGGCCATAAACTACCGCTGGTTTTGTGATGTAGTGGTACATGAGGAGGGACATTTCGCGGGTATCCCTGACGGCGGTTCACCCAGCTCGATAATGAACGCCATCGTAGAAGAAGGCTCGCCTAACTTTGATGCTGTGCCTCAATGTCGTGTCGCTACAAGATGATGACTGTATAGATGGCGTTGTCGCTGGCTGCCGGGTTCCACGGTGGCTAGCTAGCACTGAGGGCGACGAAGCTAAAGTTAACTCCAACCGCCACGTTTTCCGAGAACTGCCTCATTATAAAGCCTTTTGCGGTCGTCGTTTCTACAGTGGCCACGCAATTTTTGTTGGCGCATGTGCTAATCACCGCGTAGTTAGCCGATGACTTTTCTTTAGTCCAGGTAATTTCGTACTTACCTGTTTCGATTTTTACCGCCGTAAAGTCCCCGCTCCCGGACAAAGTCGCTCCGGTGGTTCCGGTGATCTCGCCCCATGATAGGAAGCTTTGCGTGGTGCCCGTCTCCTGGCGCACGGTACCCTCACCGAGCTTCACTCCGGTGACAGCCGCGGCGGCAAGCTTGGGTTCCGTGACCGCAAGGTTCGCTAGTAGGGGGGTCCCAACCGATTCGGGCTCGGCCGAGACGAGGTCCCGGACGATATACACCGATTTGAGCCCCGCACCGGATATCAGGATGTCGTATGTAGCTGGCGCGATCCAGTAGCAGGCCCACGCCGGGGAGGCAGATTCGCCCTGGGTCAACGACCCCCTGCTGTCTGTCGTCAGTACGTTTGAGCCCGTGGTGGTCGCTTCGGTCTCGGTGGTATAGATGGTTGCGGCCGCCCCAGACCCGAGAGATTTGCCGGGTTCGTGAATCGTAAACGTGAATTTGTCGCCTACCAGCGCGGAGCCCGTAACTGGAGACTGGAGCACGAAAGGTATAGGGCAGCGTGCCATTGTCAGCTCCTCAGATTTCCGTGAGGGTTAGGGAGATGTCTGATTCGGCCAGCGAGACGTACTGGTCCGGGAACGTCGGGATGTCCGTCGCCCCCGTTTCCGGATAGATCGCGAGTCTAGTAAGCGGAATGCTAATCGAGATCACGTTCGGGAGGGCGTGGATCGCCTCGATTAGCCCACTCATAAACAGAGTGCCACCGAGGCCGACTTTCTGGACATATTCGACCGCGAGCTTCACGACTTCCGCTTCCAACGTCGTCGGGTCAATACCCGGTGCATAGTAGATCGTCCCGCTGAACCGGAGACGCTGTTTGCCCCGTGGAGAGCCAAGGGCCGCCGCGGAGACCACGACCACTTTCTGGTTGATCGTGGCGGCTTCTTCACACGCCGACGTGACCGCCGCAAGGAGGCCTTCGACGCCCTGGTAGGCCACTTCGACATAGCTCGGTTCGACGACGGTGCTGTTGCTGCGCTCCGTGCCGGCCCTGAGCACACCGACCGATTCCACGCCGGGTACGGAGAGAGCGGCGCCTTCGAAGCTGACCTTGCGGCCCTTCACGCGGCCCTGCACAACCTTCGGGATGCGTGCTCGGTACGCTTCGTCGGTCTCTTCGTTGACGCCCCCTGTGAACGTCACGGAGACGACGAAGCCGGTGGCGCTCGAGATGCCGCTCACGGGACTGATCGGCACGAGCACCGTTCCCTCGGTGATGTTTCCGACGGTTCCGCCGATCACGGCCTGCGCTTGCACGGTCGCTTCCGTAACGCCTTCCGCAAATTCAGCGTCCGTCGTCGTGAGGAACGCGACACCTTCCCCACCCGGTACCGACGGAGGCACAGTCAGCTGGCCCCATGCGGCGGGGATCGTCAGTGCTCCATCGCCGGATTCGCGGGTGATCTTGACAGTGCCCGTCGCCTGAACAGCAGGGAGTCTGGTGACCTGCCAGTTGGAGCCCTGCGCATCCAACGCCGCTTCCGTCGCCGTTTCCAAGAACGAGTCCTGCTGGAGCTGGTCCGCGACCTGGGACTGGGTACTCACAAGGATCGCCGTGTTCTCAATCATCGTCCGCGTCGCCGAGCCTTCGCTAAAATCGCTTAGCGGCGAGTCTTCAGACTGCATGGAGGCGATCTGCAATCCGACGGCCGTATCGACGGGGATGTAGACGCTAGTGACGGGTCCGGGCACGGGTCAGCTCCCTGTGATGTCATTTACCAAGCTGTTGACTTCCGATTCGTCTTCGATTTCGCGTGTTTCGTCTTCCCCCGCGAAGTAGGGCTGTTCTTCGAACGGGCTCAGGTCGGATTCCCCGGATACATTCCCGGTGAGCGTCACTTCGCTCAGCCGGACTTCGCCGGGTAGCCCGGAGACCGCGAACTGCTCACCGCCGGCCAGAAGCACGGTCACTTCGAGGGACACGGCCGTAGGGTTACCCGACGCGGGGTATTCCACGCCTGTCACGGTCGCGGACTGGATACGTGGGTCGTTGACTATCGCCTGCGCCAACTCGCCGTTCAACGCTGCCGCTACCGCGGTCGGGTCCATCTTCGACCCGGTCGGTAGGTCCGTACCGTACGTCGGGTGCAACGCGAGGTCGCCCAACGCTGTGCGTATGCGCAGCTGGAGGGCCTGCGCCATCACCTGGTATTCGCCGATTGTCGTCAGGCCGCCAGCCGAGTTGACCGCGAGATCCCCATCACCTTCGATCGCGAGGTCCACGCCGTATTCGTTGCCCATGTCAGCTCACCACTTTCGGCGCCCCACCGGTCTTGTCGCTCATCACCTGGAGCACAACGCGCATCCGCTCGTCTCCTTGTAGTTCGCCGAGCAGCACCCTGTCTCCGATCTGCGGTTCGTACCAGAGCGGGTAGCGCGCACCGACCGTCACAGAGCGCCCCGATGTCATCCGGGCATCCAGCTTGCCATGCGCATGGACCGTCACGACTTCGGCTTCGCGCAGCCCAGTGGCCGCGCCTGCGTTAGAGCGTGTGAGGCCTCGCACACCCTGTAGCCGGTCGATGTCGTTCTGGCGCAGCATTAGAAGCCCTTTGGGTGACGAACGACGAACCTCGACAGATCCTCATTACCATCCCCGCGCATGCCCTGATACCAGTGCCCTTCGCCGTGGTCCCAGGAGATCCCGGCGACGACCATCCACACGTGTTCGGCGTTGGCGTAGATAGTCACCCACTTCCCAGGACCCGATTCGAACATTCCCTCGAGGTCGCCGCTCGTGGGTGTTTCGTTCCCGATCAGGCCAGCATGGAAGAGAAGGTAGTCGACTGAGCTGGAGCAGTCGTAGGATTGCGCCGGGGTTTCAAGGGATTGCCCGTGGCCACCGCCGTAGACATACGGCTTGTTGCGGATTTCGTTGCCGGCGGAAAGCATCTGCCGTACCTGCCGTGGGGCTTCAGCTGGTGCTACGGCTTCGCCGTTCGCGAGGACCTTGCCCGACTCGCCGGGGATCGTGTTCGCTTCCTGTCCTTCCGCAGCCCCCGAGTTTGGTTCGCTCACACCCCCGACTTCGGCGAGCATCGCGGCTTCCGACGGGTTAGCAGCGAGAACCATGCTCTTCCACTCGGGGTCCCACGGGTCCCGACCATGCGTCAGTTCGAGTGTGGTCTTGTAGCCCTGGCCGTCGATGTATTCGTGGCTGACACCTTCGATGTAGAAGGTCCGTTCGATTTTCTTTCCGCGCAAAGTGCCCTTGATCAGGATCGTCGTGCCGAGGCGAATGTTCGGCTCGCCGGGGATCGTCACGGTACCGGTCTTTGTGAGGCGGTTCCCGAGGAATTTCAGCAGCCCCTGGGCCTGGGCTTGGGCTTGGGCCTGGCTGACGAGCAGCGGGCTGGTGACCTGGTAGGGACGGAGCCCGTACTTGCGTTGCCGTCGGTACCAGTAGTTCTCGGCGCCCTTCTTTGTGACTTCGCCTTTCCCGTTCGCGTCGATCACGAATTCTTTGTCTACATAGGCGTGGCCTTCGTCCCCGGTGCCCGTGATGCTCGCGTGATAGTTTGATGGCATCGGAGCGCGACCAGCCGCCGTGGCTTGCTGTGCGGCGGTGCTGATTCCCAGCGCCCCGGATGGCACGACCTCTACGTAGGTCACGAGCCCGACATCGGAGCCGCCTAGCTGGTCGTTCAGGAGTCCTTCCGTGGAGAGCACGTAGTTGACGGGGAGATCCCACCCTGGTGGGCGGTAGACGACGTACCCAAACTCGTCAACCCAACCCTCGGTGAAACCTGTGATCGTGAGCGCCGTGAGGACCTGGTCGGTGGTGTTTTCGTCGAACTGGATGTAGGGAACATGGTAGGTCCCCTCACCTTTGACTTTGACCTCTTCGAAGCGGGTGTCCTTGTTCAACCAGTGCTTGGCGGCGGGGGTGCCGGAGATCCCGACGCGTTTGGATTCACCGACTATGTAGCGTCGGTAGACGTAGCCAAAGATTTCCTTGGGGACGGTCACACTGACGGTCGTACCGGCCTTTTCGGTGCTATCACCCAGACCGAACGTCAACGCGGTTGGAAGGAGTCCCTGCGTTTCCCAGACCGGCAGGAACAGGCTGTTGATCTGCAAATACTTCCCCATGCAGCGGCCTTCGATGACCGTGTTCTCCGAAGCCGATTCGAGTTCAGCCGCATCTTCTTTTTCGACGTTATCTACAACCCCGTGTAGAACTGTCGTCAGGGGTACGTTGTGCCCCTTGAGCTTGATGATCGCCACATCCATCGGAGCTATGGCGTGTTCGGCCCTGGCGTCCTTGAGTACGATCCGAAACGTCCCAGAGATGTTCGTGATGTTCTTCGACGTTTCGATACTGACGATCGACGTGGTATCGAACTCGCCGTGAATCACCTTCGCCGGGTTGCCGTCCCGATACCAGTCGATCTGGTAGGCCGGGGTGTAGCGGCGGTCCCATGGGCCGAGCCTGACAACATCCTTTGAGATCGCCTGGACGGCCATCAGGCCGGGACCGTGATTATCTCGCCCTCATGGACATGGTTGCGCTTCACTTCTACCGTGGAGACCGGCGTTGTGCTGTTCAGCGGCGAGTAGATGTTCTCTGGCCGGTTCTTTGCGATGCTCGGGTTGAGCTTGACGATCGCTTTCTCCATCGCCAGCGTTTGCTTCGCTGTCGGTTTCTTCCCAGCGAGTTGGGTGGCGATCTTCTTCAGCGTCTCGTTCGCTTTCACGCGGTAAGGCTTCGTCTTCCCCTTTGCCCCAGGGAGGGCGGTCGGGTTGGATGGCTTTTCGAGGCCGATCATCGTGATCGTGAGCTGCCACACGTTGTTCTGCGACACGGAGCGCATCAGCGAAAAGCTGTTCTGTGCCGGGAAGTACACGCGCTCGGGTATCTTCGCGGCGGCAGGTAGGCCAGCGAACAGGTGGTTGTCGTAGAAGAACACTTCCACGGGCGTATTGCTATATCCGGGACCTGCGGCTGGCACCCAGATCTGGTCGTAGAACCCGAGGACGCTCTCTCTCAGTGATTGGTATTCCCCGGGCTTCTGGATGCCAGCTCCGATGAGCTGGTTGATCTGGATCGAAGTTGGGCCGGCACCGAAGTCATCGACGTAGAATGCTCCCCTGGTCGCAAACATCTGCGTTCTGGTAGTCGGAGACCGGGTGATCGCCTGCGGGTTGATCGAAAACGCCCAATTTGCGATTTCCTTGCCATCCTGCTTCAAAATCCAGCCGACGCGCGGGTTAGCTGTAGGGCTCTTAGCGTTCCACGAGAACGGGGACGCGTTGGCGGTCGCGAGCTGCTTGGTTGCGCCTGCAGCAAAGCCTTCGATTGCGCGTTCCCCGTCGAGCTTGAGGGCTTCCTGGCTACCGGGATAGGCGTAGACGCTCATACGAGCTGCCCTCCGACCTTGGCCTTGTGCTGTTCGACCTTTGACCCTCCGACGTTCACATTGACGTTGATGTGCAACTGCTTAGCGAGCGCCGCAAGATCTTCAGCCGACATGCGCGCATCCGTTCCGAAGTTGCCAGATGTACCGGTGCCCGGATATTGCCCGGTCAGGCCGAAGTTGCTCTTGGCCTTCCCGAAGCTCGACTCGGCCCCATAAACGCCCCACAGAACGTTGAAGGGGATGCCGTACTTCTTAGCGTCCGCTTCAACCGTCGCGCGATCACCAGCGTGTGCTCCGCCGCCGGACTGTTCGCCGGCGAGCTGTTCGACGTGAGAGAGACCGTAGCTGTTGCCGCTGTACTTCTCGAGCACCGAGTTCCAGCCACCGCTAGCCGATCCGGAGTAGGACGCCAATTGAGTTCCCGCACCCGCGCTCATCGGGGTCGTGCCGCCCCCCTTCGATAGGAACGCGGCCATGACCATCCCCGGAACACTGGACTGCATTGCCGCTACCGCAGGTGCACCCATGAACGACGCGTTGTGCATCGCCGCACCCCCGCCGTAGGAGGTGCTGTGGGTGCCGGTCATCTTCGCGACGGCTTCGGAGAACTTCTTGACCGCTTCGGAGAACTGTGCCCCTTCCCCGCCGCCGCTAGCGGTCCCGGCCGCGTTGAGGGACTGCTGGAGAAGATGCGTCGCGGCCCATGGGTGCATGCTTGTCTGCGATTCCCCGATCCCCACCGACGTCTCCTGGTCATAGTGGGAGTGCGGGTTGTTCAGTTCTTTTTCCATCCACTTGCGTCCGGCGCCCGTGTTCCACCCGGACCCAAACTTTCGCTGGGCGGCAGCCGCGACCCCTTCGACGGCTTTCGCGTTAGCGCGCTGTTCGATCGCCTTGCGTGAGTTGCCCGACACGTTTCCAGAGAGGCCTCCACCGGTAAGTTTCCCGATGATGTCGCCGCTGCCACCCGGATCGATCAGCGACATGACCGTCGACAGTACACCAGCCGTTGCCACACCGCCGGCCAGATCCCCGAGCGTTGCACCACCTGCCTCCGCGGCACCCTCCGCGCCCCCGCCGAACAGTCCCTCTATACCGCTCTGCACTCCTCCGATGGCGGCTTTCCCCGCGCCCGCGCCAAGGATCAGTCCGCCAAGAGTCGCCCCAGCCCCGCCGAGGCTTCCGAATGCGAATCCCTGCACTTTGCCGGCGAGTTTCGACAGCCATGATTCAGGGGTCGTGAGAGTCTGTGCGTTGTGAGCTTCTTTGGCTTCCTTCTTCACCTGCGGCGTAGCGACATGTAGAGCCTTGGTCCCCCCATGCGTCGCGGATTCGATGCGTTCCAACGCGTCGGCCCCAGCCTCACCCTGGCCGAGTTCGAGGTACAAGAGGCGCCGCATTTTCCAGTCCGTTTCGGTGTTCCCGGGGTACTGGCGGTTGGCCTCCCGCACGATCTTTTCCATGGTGGCCGGGTCGTTGAACCCGAGCTGCGATTCCTTGAAGCTAACACCGGCCATTTTCATGAACGCGTACACGCGCGGGTTCTGGTAGGCACCCTGCAGAGTTCCACCAATGCCCTGCGCGGCCTGTTCGGCGACACCGGGCTGACGCAGCACGCTCCCAGGGCCGGAGATCGCGTTGATGAGCGAGGAGATCCCGCCAACGCTCACGCCCTTACCAGACCCCCCTGCAGTCCCGAGGGCCGCGGAGGTCGTGAGGTTCGAGACGACGGGCAGCATCCCTTCGATCTGCGAGCCGGGAAAGGCTGTGAGGTTCGCTCGAGCTTCTCCAAGCGTGTACGCAGACGCACTAGCTGTCGATCCTCGTCCCTCGGCCTGCAGCATCGGTCCCAGAATGGCTCCGAGCGTGGACGAGGGCATGCCGGTGACCTTGCTGTAGCCGGCGATGACTTCGGCGAGCATCCCGGCCTGTCCAGCGCGTGGGGAGAGGCCCACGCTCGCCGCGAGGGACCGCAGCGCGGATTCGGATTCGCCGACCGTCACGCCGGTGCGGGACTGCACGCCGAGCAGTTCCTGGCCGATGGGGTGATATGCGCCTGGGCCGCCGGTGACCTTGCCCATCGCGAGTGCGACATTTGACGCGGAGGTCTCGACCTTCACGAACTTGTCCAGCAGCGCACCAACCCCGGCGACACCGGCGAGGTCGGCGACTGTGCGGGCGACGCCCTCCATCCCGGTCCCGATACGAGTAACGGTCTGCTCGACTTTGGTGAACGACTCGTCCTGTTTCTTGAGCTGGTCTTCGATCGCCTGGGTGCCACCGCGGTCGATGATCAGTTTCAGGACCGCCTGCACAGGGATCGAGCCGCTGCTGTCAACTGCCATTGCGGAACTCCTCTATGCTCGCGGGCTGAAGATCCTTTGGTGAGTCGAGGCCCAGAGCCTCCCATTCCCCGGCTGCGGCGCGTCCTAGTTCCTCCTCGAACTCATCCTCAGCGTCGGCTGCGCTCGGGTCTACGAGGGCACCTTTCGCCTCGAGGTCGATGAATGCGAACTCGCGGAGATAGTCGGCGTCCGTCCAGTCTTCTAGGCGGGGGTCGTTGAAGGGGAGTCCGTATCCACGGGCGACGATGCGTCGGACCCGTTGCCATTCGTCTCCCCGGAGGATTTCCCCAGGTCACCGGCCCTGTTCAAGAGGCTTTGGCGCCAGTCGCAGAAGTTGAGCCACACCCTGACGGGGATCTCCATGTTCTCGTCGTCCATCGGGTCGTAGAGGTGCTTTTCGATGCGCTCATGGCCGTCCTCGGGATCGACCGTACGGCTCTCTGCCGTCACGATCGGCGCGAAGATCACCCTGAACCCGGCGAGCGCGCCGGCGAAGCGTGTGGTGCCTTCGCTCGCGGCATTTGGGTCTCCCCCCATCTCCCGGATCAGGAGGTCACATTCGTTGGCGTGCTTGAGCCAATCCCGGTTTTTCGGGAGGTTCGCCACCCGTGCGGTTAGCTCACCGTGCTGCGGGTGCTTGAAGGTCTCGCTCCACGGCACCGCGTCGCCCGCTGCGATCTGTTGAAGCTCGTCCATGTTCTCTCTCCTTTGCTCGTACAACGACAAAAAGCGCCACGGGCCGTCCACCCGAATCCGTCCCCGAGAGACGGCTCAACCCCAGGGAGGGGTTGCGACCTAGGTTGGGTGGGCGACCTGTGGCGCCTATATGACGACACCCGGAGGGTGTCTATGTTCGTGGCTGCCTATTCGGCTGCCACTCTCAGCCTTCTGAAAGCTGGCCGCCCTGCGGCTGGCCGATGACGACTACCGAGACGTTCGCCGCAACCGTGGCCTGCCCCGCGGTGTACTGGCGGTCGAGGCTGTTGATCGCGCAGTATTTGAACAGGTCGAGGATTTCGGTACTGCCGCTGCCCGTGATGGGGTTCTGTGCGGATTCGTCGACGGTCTCGAGTTCGAAGATCGCTCCCTGTTCGAGTTCGTCGATCACATCGTTGTGGACCCACATCTTCGCGATCGTGAACGTGTATTCGCTGATGCCCTTCTTCAGCTCTACGGCGACCTGTGCGCCGAGCTCGCGGAGGACCTGCACGTTGTTGTTCGCGGAGCGTCCCATGCTTTGGACACGTCCGACGCGGTTGTTGTTGATCCGCAGGTTGATCCGTGTCGCGTTGCGGGACGTGATCCCTCCGGCACCCGGTTCTTCTTTTGGCTGCAAGATAGTAGCCATTCAGATCACGCCCCTGTCTGGATCGCGTTGGGTGACTGGAGCGCCACTTCGATGAACGTGTACTTGTCCGCGTCGATCAGCATCACCGGCGCGTTGAGGATGTACGAGTTCGACGACGTAACCACCGCACCCGTAGTCGGCCCGGGCTCCACGGTAGGCGGCTTGAACGCACGGATGATCTGCGCCGACAGCAACTCTTTCAGCAGCAGTTCCGCTGTCTTTTCCTGGGATTCGGCGGTCCCGTTGAGATTCTTTCCGCCCGTGTACTTTGCTTCGAGTTCAGTGCGCAGAAACCGCGACACATAGTCGGCCGAGCGTGTCTTGTGGTAGTCCCGGTAGTACCCGGCTGCTTCGTTGCTCGTCGAGAGACTGTCCACCACGTACGTCCCCCCACCGGGCTTGGGCGCGGATGGTGAGGCGCCGGCGAGCAGGAGCTGGTCGAGTTCCGCACCCTGCGCGGTGGAGTAGACGGTCTCGGGTGCCACCTCGATCGTTTCCTCATGGCAGAGGGATGTCGCGACGTCCGGTAGACCGCAGTGCATGCCGGCGTACATCGCTGCCCGGTAGTAGGGGGGGTAGAGTGTGAGCTGCCCGGTGGAGTTGTAGAAGTACATGGCGGGGCAGGCGATCTGGGTGCGCTTGTTCTGCAGTGGGCTTGAGCCGTTGATCCGTTCGATCGTTTTCGTGTACGTCTCCCCGACCGCTCCGCCGCCGATCCAGGTGCGCTCTTTGCGAGCGTTCCCGTTGCTCATGATGTTGCAGTGTTCTTCGACCATCGCATGCACGCTCGCTTCAGCGGTCATCGGTGTGATGATGCTGATCGGCTGCGATTCCAGCGCGGCGAGACCCGCAACCCAGTTGGCCGCTTCGGGGGCTTCTTCTTCACCACCCGCCAGTGCGGTAGCGGACGCTGTTTTCAGTTCGCCCGTGCCAGCCTTCGCTTCGGCGGTGACGAAGTTACTCGCGGTGTAGCCGAACAGTTCGCCGTTGATCGCCGCAGCGATATGCGCGTTGGTCGGTTTGCCAGATTCAAGGCTGGCGAAGTTCCATTTCTCACGGTACACGTTGCCGGACGGGTCGGTGTACTTGAGGACCACGATCGGGCCCGCTTCCACTGCGACGGTGATCGCGTTCGCCCATATGCCATAGCCGAAGGAGGTGAGCTTCACGAGCTCACCTGTCGCACCGGCCAGTTCGATGGTGGCCTGCGTGACTTTCTTGCCGACCCGTACTACACAAACCTGCGAGCACTTCGCGAGCGCAATTCGGGCCCCATCGTATGCCGGTCCGGATCGCAGGACGGAGGCGAGGATACCCGGGGAGCTGAAGTACATCGCTTCGCCCGACTTACCACCCGTGCAGGCACCCAGGATCGCGGGTATCGGACCGGTGTTGGGTGCGGGGTTTTGCAGTTCGCTCGCGTTGACCGCACTATAGGCACCCGGCTGTACGACGTTGAAGTCGGGGCGCGTGACGAGATTAGCCGGCATCTGGGTCCTCACTGGGGTTGAGGTAGGCGTCGAGTAGCTCTTGCCACTCCGCGTGGGTGTGCTGCTCGTTCCGCAGGTTTGGCCGCTCCGCAAGTAGGCCCGCGAACGGGATTCGTTCGCGTGTGTCGTCGCCGATCGCGTCCTCTGCGGAGACCGTCGGCTCTGTCGTTTTGCGGGGCATGCGCCCTCCTTAGTACGGCTCGATGTTCAGTTCGACGTCGACCGCCGCCTCGATCGATCCGATGACGGCCGGGTTGACCTGCACCTGTGTCGGGATCAGCGCCTCCGACCAGAATTCGACGGTGAAAAGGCTCACGTAGATGGTGTTCGGCTGCTCGTCGACGGGGAGGTCCTGCTTCTCGGCCTGGACCTGCAGCTCCTTGACCTGTGAACTCGACGACGGCACGAGATGTCTGAGCGGGTAGAGCTTGCGGCGCAGCTGATTGTGCAGCCGATCTCGCTCGTCGCGATTGACATGGATCAGCTCGACTACGACAACGCTGTACAGCGGCTCCGCGTAGTAGGCACACGTTGCGACGATGTTGTCTTCCCCATCGCGCACATACGCGTCCCCGGCGAAGCCACCCTGCCCGAGCCTCCCGGCGCCGTCCTCGCTCTCCGTAGCGATTGCCACGCCGATCTGCGGCATCGCCCCGGGGTAGGTGGGCCAGCCCTTGACGATCTTGATCGGGCTGTTCGTGATTCCGCTGACTGTGGGGTACGTTTCCGGGTCGATGCCGGCGAATAGCCCAATGTCGGGTGGTGTCTCGAATGTGAGGGGAAGGGTGAGGCCCTGGTCGGTGTCCTCTGGAAAGAACACGGCAACCTGCGTCGCATCGTTCAGGGTGTCCCAAACGATCTGCTCCGGATTCGGCAGATACGACGGGAAGAAACCGCTGGCGTCGGGTGCAACGGAAGGAAACGCAAGCCCTGCGGGACCGAAGTTCAGTCCTTCCCCGTTTTCGGGGAAAACGAGGCCTTCCTGTGTCGGGTAGGTGACGGTCGGCGTGGGGATTTCCGCGATCTGCTGCTCCATCGCTACCTTTCCGCGAGGACCACCCTCACCTTCCCGCCAATAATCCGGCGCACGTCCTGTGTCGATGCCTGCGCCGCCGCGTCCATGAACGGCCGGGGCTTCGCCTCGGGGATGATCCAGCCCTTTTTACCGACCTTCCGGAACGCGATGAAGTAGCTGCCGCCGGACGCGGTGCGCTTACGGTCGAAGTTCATCGGCGACTTGCCCTGAGAGCGAAGTTTCTGCTCGAGGCTCTCGCTGCGATAGCTACTGGCGCGCTTCAGCACACCATCGGAGCCTTCGGTCAGGTATTCGGTCTTCCGCAACCCGGTTGCCGAATATGGACCGGAGGGGTTCAGGGCCCGGGCGCCGAAGAACGGGACGGTCTTGCCGAGCATCGTCTTCTTCAGGTCGATCTCTTTGTGGCCGCGCTCGATCGCGCCAGCATACCGGCTGACCGGAACCGGCTTTCCCGGGTAACCACCCGTGTTCGAAGTTGAGGTGTGCGTGCCGTTGACGAACACGCGCGCGGTCCACTGGCTCGTGAACGGCCATTCTGTTTCCATCGCGCCCTTCAACGCCCCGGTCTTGACCCTGACCACGAACGCGCCGCCCGTGTACGTCACGGGGTAGCCCGACACATTGCGGACTGCGCGCTGACGGATCTTCTCCGCGCCATCCCGCACGCCTTCGCCGAGCACACGGTTACCACCACCGAGCTGCGTCAGCGTGGCGCGTTTCATCAGGACCTGCAGGCTGCCCCGTTCGTAGCGCGCTTCGATGAGGGCCATGGTTTACACCCCATAGTTGACGAGCTGGTCGGCTTCGCTCGCGGACTGCAGGCTCACCCGCCACGCACGCTGGGCGCCAGCGAAGATAAAGGGCTTGGCTTGCGCGGCGGGATAGAAAACCCGGCCTTCCTCGGCGTCTCCTACGGCGGAGAGGGTGATGATCCGATCCCTGACGCGACGGTCGATGTAGCCTGGGCGGATGTCAAGTGGGGTTGTGAGCTGGGCTTCGCCTCGCTCCAGCTCCCCCTCCCGGCGAAAGGATAGCCAGCGGTCTTGGCTGCGGAACAGGCCTTTGATTTCTACTCGTGGGGCGTATATGACACCCAACCCCTTGCAAGGTTCGTGTCCCCACTCCGGCTGTTTGCTATCAGCCGAGTAGCACGAGCAGCGACTTGCCACCTCCCACCCTAGGGACACGGCACCCTCCCACGAGAACAACTCTTCCATGACCGCCGAGTCCAAGTCCACTGTTGAGGGTGTGAACTGGGGGACGGGGCCGTTGGGAGATTCGAAGCTCATCCGATCGTACTCATGATGTAGCGGCGCTTGCGGCGACCCATCAGCTCGTCGCGCCGGGAGATCAGGGCCTGGACCTCCGACTGGAACGGGGAGGTGGAGAGGCCCCGGCTGTACCCGTCGAAGCTGACGCTCGAGACGACGCCTCTCGCGAGACCGGCCGACTGACCCAAGAATTCGGCCGCTGCATTGCAGACCGCGGCCTGCTGCAGGTTCCGCAGCCAGTTGAGCTGCTCTGGGTCACGGATGTCCCCTACATGCCAGTACCGTCCACCGTCGTAGCTTGTGCCAGGCCCAACCCCGACAGTGCCGCCGAATTCGTGCTCCGGGTCGAACAGCGGGTAGCCGTACGCGTAGGCGAGCTGCACCGCCTGGGGGAGTGGCGGGAAGAGGGAACCCCAGGCCTGGTAGTCGATCGTCTGCAGAAGGGCCTGCTCGACAGCCAACTTGTAGGTCCAGACCTTGACGACGCCCTCCTTGACGTAGTTCTTGATCTCTTCCGCCGTGTACACCCTCGTGTAGCCGAGGATCGGAGTGACGACCTGCAGTGCAGCTATCCGGGCAATCGGGCGCTTACGAGGCTGGATCTGGTTCGTGGTGTTCCCGTCGAACACCTCGTAGCCGACTTCTTCCCCGTACTCGAAGCACTGACCTTCGGGGAGCTTGAACCCCCGTTCGAGGATCTCTTTCCCTTCGCCCTGTTCGCCTTCGGGCTCCGGTTCGAGCGCGATGCCTTCCTGGGTGACGGGGAGATAGCGACAGTTGAATGCGGTGGTGGCCTGGTCCTCGACCCATGCGATCGACTCCCACAGGAGTTCTTCGATCAGCGGGTAGATCGTAACATCGCCCTCCTTCAGTTCGAACGGGGAGAGCAATGCTGCCGGTAGGGCTCCGAGCCGGCGCAGGACCTGCGAGACCTGGGGACGGTTGTCGTTTACGGCCATTGGTTCCTCTCCCTCAAGGGTGCCGGGCCGTCCCGCGAGCGGAGAGAGGGTGACGCGCGGGACGCCCGGCCGCTTCCGTCCTTGCGGGGAGGACGGAAGGTGTCTACTTCACGAGCTTTTTGTGGGCTGCAAGACCGCAGGCATGACTGTTCTCGAGCGACGCGTTGGAGCACTGGGTACCGTCACCCTTACGTGCCCAGCAGCGAGGCTCGCCGTCCGTGGTGAGCGGCTCGACGCCCTCGGGCAGCACAGCCTCATCCGGAGGGAGCACCTTGACACTCGTGGTGATTTCCTTCGATTTGCCATCGGGGCCTTCCAGCGACGCGGTGTGTGGCTTGCCATCAGCCGGGAACTCGATGCCCTGTCGCTTCCCGCCATCCGGCAAAGCGTCCCCCGTCTTCTTGGTGTTCAGGTCCACACTACTGGCGACCATTGCCTCCAGCTCCGCGATCCTGGCCTTCAACTCCTCCGTCTCCGCTGAAGGTGCCACGGGCGCCACACGCTCTGGGATAGGGATGCCCTGGCTGCGCAGATACTCCTCCGATGCAGCTACCCGGGCCTCGGTCTCTGCCGGGGACTCCTGACGCTGCTGGCGGACATCACCGGCGATCTCCGCCGCGACATTCGGCACCTTCGGGGCTGCCGGTCCGGTGTAGCCTGGAACCATCAGCTTCGGATTGCGAAGCACCTCGGGTGCGTACTGCTCTGCGACCTTGCTACGGCCGTTCTTGAACTCCAGGGCGACTTCCCCCATCTGCAACGTGCAGTTGCTGTAAACGGGCTCGTCGTTGGAGTCCAAGACCGACAGTACGTCCAGCATCGTGTCCATGTTCTCTCTCCTTCTGCTTGCTGTCTAGAAGCCGCCGACCGGCGACTCGTTGCCCGCGCTGTACTTGATCGCCGTGAACGTGCAGAGTGACGTTTTGCTGGTGCCGACGGTGAACGATTCCGGCACCAGGATTTCCGCGACCGCGATCCGCTTCGGTTTCGCTGCGGTACCAGCCGTCAAGGCCGGGAGGACTGGGGTTCCGGACGTGAGGGCGGACGCCGTGGCGAAAACTTCTTCCGCAGCGTTGACCTCGACGAGAACGAGGCACTTCTGCCCGGCGCCGGTCGTTGCCCCGGACGGTAGCGCAAGCGCTGTCTGGGCTTTGATCGACACCGGCAAAGAAACCCCGTCCGGTGCGTATTCCCCGGCAGTGATTTCGTATTTGACGGTGGTGCCTTCGGCTTTCGCTTCGAGACCGAAGATGATCTGCTGGGCGTTGGCCTGGCCGGCCTGGAGCTGCTCGGACTGGAAGACCTCCGCAAGCCGCTGTGCGCGCGGCTTCAGGAGATCGCGTGGTGTTGCTGGCATGTCACGATCCTTTGTTTGCGGTGGTCTCTTAGCCTTCGACGACTCGAACTTCGGAGATCGTCGCGGTGGTCACTTCTACGAGCACCCACCACTTCGGCGGGAGCCGGAACTCCTCGACGTTGACGGCGAGGGTCGTTGCAGCGGGGATGATCTCGTTCGTTTTCGCTTCCGCGATAGCCTTGGATGACCCGATCGAGACGTTGATTTTCCCGGCGGTCGCGGTCACGACATACCATGTCGACCAGACACCGGTGACGTCCTGGATCGGTTCGCCGGAGACCACTGTCGGTTTCGACACTGCGGCCGTAACACCGGGGGAGCCGAGCACGGTCGCGAGGCTCCCGTTCACCCAGTAGCCTTCACTGTTACGGGTGATGATGTCGCCCGTCGCAGGGCTGTTCTGGACGATCACGACAGGCCCGTTACCGGTCCCCGCAGGCCCCTCGCCGAGTGCGATCGGGTCGGGCCGGAGGATCTCTGGAGGGTATGCAGTCATGCTTCCTTCCTCACCTAGTTCTGTGATACCATATTCCACATGGAGCATGGGACCCTCAATGGATACAACTACCACGCCTGCCGATGTGAGGCATGTCGCGCCATACACCGCGAGTACAAGGGCAAACGCGAACGCCGCGTCGAACACGAACGCCGGGGCGCATGGTTCGCTGGGAAGATCTGCGTCAAATGTGGCTCAACCAAGCGCCTTGTTGCCCATCACCGGGATAAGACCACGAAGGCCCCCAACTTTACGCGAGTGTGGCACTGGGGTCATGATCGCCGGGAAGCCGAGTTGGCTAAGTGCGACGTGCTCTGCGACCACTGTCATCGCGCTCTGCACATCATGGAAAGACAATCGCCTTGGCGACATGGTACTAACGGTGGATACACCAACGGTCATTGCCGCTGCGACGCTTGTCGCGCTGCCCATGCTGGCGCAGCGCGAGCCTACCGAGAGAACTCAGGCTGTTAGCCCAGTTATTTCCGCGTTCCACTGGGGAGCGCGGCAGATGGGTGCCTCGTACTCATTTATCATAAACCTCTCCGAGTCGTCGATCTTCGCGAGGGGCTGCGAGCCGATTTTCTGGAGCTCGGCGATCTCGATGATGTTCTCGCCGGCGGTCTTCTCGCAGAACACGAACGCCTGCGATTCGTTGGTGCCAGCTTCCGGGGTGATGTAACGCGTGGGGATGATCGGCAGGCTGCCGAAGTCCGAGTCGTAGTACATAACCGACGTGCCGAGCTGGCGCTCGACGTGAACGACCCCGTCGCCGTTGTAGCGCACGAAGGACTGCAGCAGCTCGTTGAAGAACCGCTTCTCCCTCGCCCCTACCAGGATCGAGGTGGGCTCCCCGTTGTTGTTGTAGATTTTTTCGATCACGCTGTTCAGCAGCGGGATGCTGATCTTCGTGCCGCCGGCAAATCCGGAGGCGGAGAACACGACGCCGCCCTCGTTGTTGATGATCCGGCTGATACCGTCGAATTCGAGGAACTCAACGGTCTGTGACCCGTCGGCGTTGACGATGGTCTTCGGGTTCGCCGCGGAGGCGTAGACAAGGCCTTTCTCCTCTTCCTGGAGGACACTGACCATCCGGGCCTGCTGCTCCAGCGCGAGCTGGTCCGCGAAGGAGCGACCTGCGGCGATCATCAGTCCCGTGACGCGGCCGACCTCGCCGATGCACTTGATCATCTTGCCCTTGCGGAGGTACTTCGTCGTTCCGTCCGGTGGGAGCTGTCCGTCGGCGTAGAACGCCCCGCCTTCCGGCGTGCCGAGTGAGGTGCGCTGCGTGTACTCGTGCGTGAGGCCGTTCGCTTTGATGCGACCCCACCGCTTACGCAGCGGTGTGCCTTTCATGTCGATCCGGGTGATTGCGGGCTCCAAGTCCTGTCGGATGAGAGCGCGCTCGGTTGAATCGACCGCCTTGTTCACGTCCGGCATGTCGAATGCGCCTGGGTCAATCCATTCAGCCATAGTTAACTCCTCCCCTCGTGGGGACCTTTCTGCTGGTTTATGAGATCCGCCAGAGGGGGCGGTTGTGTGACTCCCGCACGCGGGCGCGGGCAAGCTAGACAGCCATGGGGCTGTAGGGGATCTGGGTCTAGGCCCGGATCTAGGCGGCGAGCGCTATGGGCTCGTCAAGGGTGAAGACGATGGCGCGTCGGACTGGCCGGATGGTGCTGTCCGGGTGCTCAACGGTCGTCCCGTCGATCGGTGAGACCTCTGGGGGGTTCCATCCGCAGGCGCAGCAGTGCCAGCCGTCACGGTCCGGGGGGTTGACCCAGCGCCACCACTCCGACATGTGCGCGTCGGAGCCGTGTGGGCCGGGGCAGAGACGCCGCACGGTGTACTCGCGTTGAGGCGCCTCACCCCAGCGCATCTAGTGGATGCCGTACGTCTCGCGGTTCATGACCTTCAGCACGTCCGTGACGGACTCGGCGTCGTCGATCTCCTTCTCCACCGTGGTCTCCGCGTCGTCCTCTTTGCCGTTCTTCAGGACGCGGGCGACGCTCTTACGGCCGGCCGGGAGCTTGCCGACGGTCTCCCTGAGCTCCATCAGCGCCTTCGCGACGAGCTCGAAGCCCTCCTTGGATTCGGTGCGCGTCTTCTCCAGATCCTCCGACAGGTCGCCTGTCGCGAGCGCGACGACCTTCAGGACACCGGGGTCGACACCCTCGTCGGTGGCCATCTTCAGGACAGCGTCGCTGACCTTCTTGGACTTCGCCACCTCGGTGGCGGACTGCTGCTTCGCGTCGTCGGCCTGCTTCGCCAGAAGAGCCTCTAGCTCCTCAATGCGCTTCTCGAGATCCATCGTGGCCTCCTTGGACTTCTTGGTCGACTTCGACGGTTTGTCGTCGTCATCGTCGTCGTCCTGTTGGTTGTTATCAGCAGGCTTGTCCTCGGAGGATTCGCCATCGTTCTTACTGCCGGCCCCGGAGCCATCGCCGGGGACGCTGTCTTCAAGTTCGTTCTTGCGCTTGTCCTGGTCCTGGCGTTCCTCCGGGGTCATGTCGACCGGGATATCCGCCGCGAACTCGTGACCGCACTGGGGGCAGGAGAGGTGCCGCTCGGCCGGTTCGACGGTGTCCTCGTTGTCGTCGTCCTCGGGCTTGTCCTTGCCGTCGTCGTCGACGCTGAGGCCCTTGCTGCCGGGCTTCTTGGTGCCGGCGTTTCGTTTGCCGCCCGTTTCACTGTCCTGGCCGCTGTTACCGCCGCCGCCGGGCACCCACGAGCCCGTCACATCCTTCGCGATGTCCTCCTCTACGAAAGCGTCGTCGGCTGGCTCATCGCCGTCCCAGGTCTTGGCGACTGCGTGCGCGAAGCTGTGCTGGTAGGCAGGCTTGTCGGTCAGGCACATGTGGCGCGGGTCAACGAGGTCGAGTACCTTGCGCTTCTTGCCAGTGTCGGTGAGCTCGTGGAATGCGGCGCGGAGCTTGCCGCCGACCGACCATGCCATCTTGCGCTTGCGTGTCTCGTCCCACGCCTTGTCAGCGATCGCGTCGGCGCCCGCCGGGGGAAGCTCCGTCTTGATCATCAGCTGGTCGGTCTCGGGGTCGATGTGCGCCTGGACGACATCGCCGATCTCGGTCATCCAGTTCTGGTCATGGGTGCCTGCGGTGACCTTCACGCCGCCTGCGTTGATCGCGCGCATCATGCCGTCGATCGCGCGCTTGGACATGCGCTCGCCGTCCTGGTCCTCCTCGAGCCCGGTCGCAGCACCGATGATGTAACGCTTCCCGGTGGCCTCGTCGATGTACGACTTCGTGATGTCGCCGACGTACTCGAAGTCCTCGTTAAGTGCAACTGCATCGGTGCGTTTCATGCCGCTACCAGTGAGCGGAGCGCGTCAAAGGCCGAGGTCTCCTTCTCGGTCTTGGTGACACCGAGCAGTCCCTCAAGACACTTGTGTGTGGGCGCGCCCTCCTCGGTCTTGGCGTCGAGTTCGGCGATCACCTGACCGCAGTGCGGGCAGGTCGTTGGGACACCGGACAGGTTGCCGTGGTGGTCGCTGTCCTTGTGCTCCCGCTCGGGGACCTCGGGGCCATCCGGGTCAGAGGTGGCCTGCCCGGTCTGTTGGCCCTGGGAGTGGGGGGAGCCATCCCATGTCACGGTCTGGCCGCCGGCGCCCGGGTCGGCGGCGGCGCCGAACGCCTTGCGGAGCTCGCCGAAGGATGTGTTGGTCTTGTCAGCGACGCCGGGTGTGGAGCTGTCTTCGCTAGAGCCGTTGCCGTCGCCCTTCTCGCGTGAGATGACGCCGGGCTCGTGAGCCTTGAGGACCGTGTTGCAGTCCGGGCAGCGACCGTCGTCCGTGAGCTTGCCCTTCTGCTCCCGGCATTCCGGACAGTAGCTACCGGCACCCTTTGCGCCCGCGAGCGTCGCACGGCCTTCCTCCGCCTGGACTGCGGTCTCGGCGACCGTGACCTCCTTGGCGATCGTCGTGACGCCGGACCACTCGCTATAGGAGCGGAGGCGTTCGCTGGGGAGACGGACCTTCGCCACATTGAGCAGGGAGCCAGTGGTCTTGCCGAGGCTTTGGTGATGGGCAACGATCGCCTGGTGGGCTTCCCTATGCGATGCGAAGTGACCAGCAAGAGGCCGCGATGTGCTGCCCGTAATCCCACTGGCCGTGATGCCGTCCCGATTACTCGCATGGCTAGAGATGCCGATGACATTGCTGCCGTGATAGTGCTCGTGCATACCAGAGCGAAGGCCTCCAACCGTGATCTCACTATGGCTATACCCCGGCTCACCCGCCGCCTTCGCTACATCGTCCTCGCCTAGCAGCGTCTTGAGGTGATCGACGACTGACCAGTCAGCGTCAACGTCAGAGCGCCCGTTCGTGTTGCCCGGCCCCTCGCTGACGGGCTGTACAGGTGTTCCGATGTCCGGTGCCGCACCGCGCTTAGCGCCGTGCGCAATCTGATCCCAAGCGGAAGGCGCCTCGGCAGTCGAACGCTCAGCAGTGGTCGTCGCGTTGTCCATCGACGGTGACCGGTAGCCGAGGAACTGGCCGAGATCGACCTCCACGGCCTTCCCTCCGCCGCGCGGTGCGACCATTACAACACCGTCCTGGCGTACGTGGTCGACGATCCCTTCGCTGTCCTGACCGTCGTAGATGAACTTGACCTGTGTAGAGGGCTGGAAGAGGTCGAACAGCGGGCCTTGACTCGACTGGTTGGCGGTGTGCTCGCCGAAGCCCTCGTCGAACATCGTCCCGCCGTGCGCGTCTGGCATGGAGGTCCACTCGCGCCAGTCGTCGAAGATTTCGCCGTGCTGCCCGTTCTCCGGTGCGGTCGGGTTGCCGAACTCATCGAAGTTCCTGCCAGCTCGGCCTGCAGGCTTCGGCTGGAGGTTGAACCCCTCGTCGAATTTCGCGCCGCCGTGTAGGGACTGCGGACGGTCGGGGAAGCTGTCGAACAGCGCGCCGTGCCCGGTATCGGTCTTGGTGGGAGCCATGATGTGCTCTCTCAGTCGATGGTGAAGAGTGCGTTGACGGTCCCCGCGACACCGCTGCCACCAGCGGCGAGCGTGACTTTGATCGGTTTCCCCGGAGCACCTTGAAATTCGGGGTTGAGTTCCACCGGGCCAACAGCGGGCACAAGCATGGTCAGCGTGGTCACCGTGTCCGTGATCACCAGTTCGCCGCCCGAGAGTGTGCCGGGACCGTAGCCGAACAGCACCCGGATGAGACGCATCCTCATGCTTTCTTCCGGGGTCTTCGATTCGGCTACAGCGGCTTTGTTTGCGGCGGGGGCGGCTGGCACCCAGGCAAGATTTTCACGCGGATATGGGATAGGGCATCAGTCCTTGCACATGCGGCAGTCGCAGGGGGAAGTGGATCAAGCGATGCGTCCGGGACCGCGAACGGGTGTCCCTCTCTGTAGTGCCTATGCCATGCGTGCCGGTAAAACGGTCACGGGGCTCAGATGCTGTCAGCGATGCGTGCCGCTGGGGTATCGAACTCCTTGTGCAGATCATCCCCTGGGTTGGGACGTCGTTTGCGTCCGATCCGACCAGTCACGTCGGTTGAGTAGAAGCCCGGGCCCCTGAAGCAGATCGCTGCGGGCGGCTCAAATACACGCCTCGCGCGTTTCCCGCAGTCGCACTGGATGTGCTCAGGGTGGTCGCTCATCTTGAACAAGCCCTCGGTGTGATGACCCTCGGGGCACCGGTAGGTATAAGTCGGCATCGCAGGGTATCCTCTCTTTGTGGATCTCTTTGGCTCACCTAGCGACATGAGCTTCTGGAGCTCCTGTATGCACGCTGAGCACACGGAGATCCTTGACGGACAGGCGATATGCACGAGCTGCGGAGCGACGGTCGAACCGGCACTTACCGAGCGCGCTTTCGACCGTACATGCGAGCTGATATGGCGCGACTTCGGGGCTGCGGGCCGTCACTCACTTCGATGTGTTGAGACGCCCGACGGCTGGTGCTGTGCAGATGACTGCAAAATTATCCGGCGGCCAGCAGCTCTTTGACTTCCTGCAGCGGGCCGAAGTTCGACAGGTATGCCCAGGTGAAGTTCCCGCGGTCTTCCTGCCCGTTGCCGTCGAGGAACCCGATGGTGCGATCGTCGTAGAGGGTGTCCATCAGTGCCTGGAGTGGCTCAAGAGTGCCGGGCACTCGATCGGCTTGGTAGGCCGCAAGCAGATCCTGTAGTTCGTTCCCGGCTCGCTCGGCGTGCTGCACCCACTCGGGGTGCTCGTGAGCGAGTCGTCCTCCGGTGCCGGCGAGCATGTGCCCGTGCTTGACGTATTCGCCGTTCGCCGGCTGGGCCGGACCGATCACCCACGCGTCCCCGCCGACGTCGTAGACGCCCTGACCGGTATGGCGGATGTCCCGCTCGAACTCGTCCTCGGTGGCCTCAAGCCGCACGTATGCGTCTAGTCGAAGTCCGGGGGCGACCTCGACATCGGCCTTGGCGCGCTTGACCCAGGACTCCAGGAGCTTCCGTAGCTCCATCGGGCTCATGCCTGCCCACAATGGTCGGTCCTTGCGGACCTGCGCGTAGTCGATCACGAGGTGCGTGTCCACATCCGGATAGGTCGGGGTGTGGTGCGAGCCAAGCCATGGGTGCGCCCAGCCCGTGCCCCACTGGTAGCTCGTGGCGGAGCCGGTGATGTAGACCTTCGCCCATTCCCGCCAGCCGTCGCCGAGCACGCCCGTCCAGAAGTTGAGGATCGCGGTGCGGACGTCCGGCTTGAGCTGTTTGTCTTCCCATACCAGCGGGTCGAGGCCGACCTGCGGCGGGTCGAAGAACCCCTTGCTCACCCGTCCCGTGGAGCGGACCTTCTCGACGACGTGGCCGAGCATGTGATCGAAGGGGTCGCGGATCGTCTTGCCGGCGAAGAACGCTTCCAGGCGCTCGTTGTGCGCGTACTGCGGTCGGAGCTGCCCGGACGTGTCGAACATCTCGCTCAGCGCCTCGTCGTCCAGGCCCGTGTCGCGCATGTGCGCGTACTGCTCCTGCGCTTCCTGATACAGCTCCTCCACATATGGCAAAGCCGCGTGACTACATCTGGGGTGCAATGGTATACACGGCACCCATTCCGCGCGTTTCTTGCCGTAGTTGCTGTTCGTCTTCAAGATGCTCGCGAGGAACACCCTATTCTCGATCAGCTCTTTGCAGGCTGCGCATGCGCCGGCATGGGGAGGGACCCAAACTTCGTCATAGCCCATCTGCACGCAGCCATCGAGTCGGCCCAGCGCATTGGCGCGTGCCATCTCGGTCTGTGCGACGAGCCGCCAGTCACGATCGGCGGCTTCCGTGGCCTTGTATAGCGCGCTCGCGACATTGACGGGGTTCGTCTCGCCCTGCACCCCATACAGCACCGCGGAGCGGATGTCGTCCGCGTAGCGGTCCAGTGTGCCGGTGAGCTCGTGCTCGAGTAGCCATCGCAGCCACTCGCTCGTCGCACGGTCAGGCGCGGGCGTGACCATTGGTGCGCGGGTGCCGAGTAGCCGCAGGAACCGTGTGGTCTGCCCATGACCCTGCAGGTACGCCTGGTGCGGCATGTCCCGGGCACCGTGCAGGACGTTCTGCTTCCACCGCTGGATAGCGTCGTTGACCGCCTCCCAGCGCTTTGGGGTGAGCAGACCCTTGTGGAGGCCGAAGCGCTTGACTACATCTAGCTCATGCGCTGGGGTCGGGATGCTTAGCTGGGTGCGGAGGCCCGCGAGGAGATCATCGGTCATCAGACATGCGCGGTCAGCAGGTTCGCGCGTTTCTCCTCCAACTGCTGCGGATCTTTCGCCACAAGCGCCTCATGATGGGTGCGGCCGGCGAGCATCATCGCTTTCACACGATGCTGCCCGTCAGTGATCCAGAGACTGCCGTCTTCGCGCTCATTGACCTTCACATCGCCGTCCAACTCGATGCCAGCACGTAGGCGCTTGAGCATGCTCAACACCTTCTCGCGGTCTTCGGGACGCTGGTAGTCCGTGTCGACGCGCAGCTCAGCCAGGTTGACCTGCCGGCGCTGCGGCATCGTGACGGTCTTCCCAAGCGGCATTTGTAGGATGCCCTCCAGCTCCTTGACGAGGCTGTCGGACGCTTTCTCGAAGACGCTCTCGGCATCCTCCTGCCGCTCAACGAGCTGAGGGTTGTGCTGGTCGAAAACCTTTGCGGTCTTCTCGGCCTCTGGGCTTCCGAACTCCGGAGCGGACTCGCCCGTAGTGTTCCCGCCCTTCCCGCCGGCGTTTAGCTCCGCAAAGCGTTCCTTCGCTTCTTCGGACTTCTGCTCAGCACGAGCCGCCGGAGAGAGCGCTTCCAGATCCTCGGGCGTGGCGGGCAAAGGGAAGATTTCCGTGTCGGTGGTGTACTCGTCCAGGCCCTCGTTTTCGCCTGGTTCCAGGCCGATGGCCTCGCGCCACTCCGCACGGGTAGCAACGCCCTTTTCGACGCGGATCGAGAACCGTGCGTCGATTGCCTCCTGGCTCTCCTCCTCATCATCGAACGCGAACTTGACGTAGTCCCCGACACCTAGGCCGTGCTCGCCGATGACCTCGACCTCGAAGTAGTCCGCGATCAGCGTCAACAGCGGTTGGATGCCCTTTTCGGTTTCGCTCTGATCCTCGCTCTCCGCCGTGGAGTGGTTCACGTCCTGGATCAGGTTCATTTCCTTCGTCGTGATCTGGTAGTTCGCGCAGACCTTCTTCAACAGCCATTCCTGGTAGGCCATGTATTCCATGTCTTTGTTGCTAGCCCGCCACGGAATCCACTCAGCCTGCGAACCGCCGACGATCGGGATCGCCCACGGCCGGCCCATAATCTCGTTCATCCAGTACAGCCGAAAAGCGTTCACGTCCTCCGGTGCGGCCTCCGGGCCGAGGTTGATCAAGCCCTCGGGAACTGAACCCTTCTCGAAGTAGCTCGCGTTGTACTTCGACGCATACAGCTCGGCGGTGACGGACACGATGAGGTTCTCGAGCGGACTGAACCCGAACCCGGACATCCGCACATCCGTCTGCGGGTTGTCCATCATCCAAATGATGTCCTCGATCCCGAACCGCGCGGTGACCTGACCGTCCACGACCTGCACGTAGGCGTCGTCGTGGAAGCCGCCGCGCTCGTCCATGTTCGGCGCCATTGTCGCCCCATCCACGGGGTACATCGCGGCGATCCACTTGTCGACCGTCCACTCCTTCTCGATGATCCCCTGGTCGAGGGTGAGGATGTCGACGAGGACCTCGTTGATGAACTGCCGCCAACTCCGTGAGGTGGGCCGGCTGCCGTGCATGCTGGGGCGCTTCAACAGGTTCGTGATCTTCGTGCAGAGCGCTTCAACACCAGGGCTTTCATCGGCCTCGTCCTGGGGGAGAACGGACCAGGATGCCTTCCCGATCTGGTTCTTGCGGGTCTTGATGACCGCCGCTACCCATTCGCATCTGGTCGCCATCATCCTGAGCGTCTGATAAGTGATAGACGTCGGCTTAGGCTTGCCCCTGGATGGGTCCCACACCTGACTGAGGGTGGTGCCCTGGCTCTTGACGCGCTTTTCAACCTGGTCGAGCATCGCGTCCTGGTCGAGACGTTGGAGGGCCTGCGTGCTAGTGAGGGGCGTCCCTCCCACTACCGAGATCGGCTGTCCGTCAGGTCCGTAAATGGTCCGTGCCAAGTCTCAGCCCTTCCCTGCTCGCCAGCGGCGTGTTGCAGCTCGACGGCATGTCGCACATGCGCGCTTGCCGCGATGAATGTAGGTGTTGGTCTCGTCGTAGACGTGACCCTGTGGGCAGTGCGTCTTGGCACGCTGACGTTCTCGCACAGCGTATCCCGCATGCCCCCGTCGAGAGTTCTCTGCGCTCGTAACGGGCTCAAGGTGCGCCGGGTTGACGCAGGCGCGGTTGCGGGAGAGGTGGTCGATCTCCAGCCCGGGGGCAACCTCACCGTGGACCAGTTCGTAGGCAACGCGCGATGCGACACGAGAGCCGCCATTGATCCAGAAGCGTCCATAGCCATTGGCGCGAGCGGCCGTCCACTCCCAGCATGGGCCCAGATACGGCGACAGCATTCGCCCCCGGAAGTTGACCTTTGCCCAGAAATGCTCCATCAGCATGGCCGCCCGCACTTGATGCAAGTTCCGACCGGCAGGTCAGGTAGCGGGCGCGGCTTGCCGTCTTTGCCCTTGCAGACGCAGGCGCTCATAGCGGATTCTCCGCGTCGAACGGAAGACGGCCATGCTCTATCTGTTCGACCTCCTCGCGGAATCTATCCTCTACCATACGCGCCAACCACACCACCTCGTCTGGGTCCTCGTGCGCGATAGAGACCGAGGGCAGCTCCCAGCGGACGAGCGCGTAAGTCCCGTGGATTGGAGCGCCATCCGGGACCCCGGCGAGAAGACAGCCGTGCCAGCGTCCCCGCTTTATCAGCGGGTCGGTAGCTCGTAGCGCGCCTACGCGCTCCTGCCACTGCTGGAGGTTCATAGCCTCGCCGACGCTCATGCGGATGCCCGCTTCCCTACGCGCCAGCCGATAACAGCGCCTATCCCCGCAGAGCCAAATACGACGAGGAACATTGCGATCAGAGCGATGTTCCCCAACACGGCAGCCCCAAAAATGGTGGAACCCACGATGCCAAACACGCTGCCGATGTAGGTACTCCAGAAACATGTCTCCAACTGACCTTTCATCGGCGCGCCCTCCGCTGACGCTCAGATTCATAGCGACTACTCCGAAGGGGGTTCTTGCGTCGCTCGCGCGCTGTAATCGCCGCACGCCGTATGCCCTCGGCGAGGAAACCGGCCATCTTGAGGCGCGAATCTAATATTGAGTCGGCCTCGGCCAATTCACGCCGGGCCTTGTCGCGCTCTCCGCTGATGGGGTATCCACTTAGATGGCCCTGGCTCATGCGTCCTCACGATCAACGAGCCGGAACTGCTCCTCGAATCGTGGCAACGGGATCGAGTCGTGCATCGCGGGATCGATGCTGCCTTTCGAGTGCCAGTAGCCCGTCACGAGGGGCACGTCATGGTGGCCGCAGACGTGCATGACCGAGAAGCGCCCGCACGGAGACCGTCCGCTGAGGGCTACCTGCTCCCACACGTCACCGTGGCAAGGGCGCTCTTGAACGCTCATCGCCGTGCTCCGATCCGATGCTGGTCGATGGCGGAGGACGAGCGGCATGGCCCGTCGTGACCGCCCGGAAGCTCGCAGACTGGATCGTAGGTGTCGCCACCACTCCCAATCAGCGTCCGCGCGCAGTGCATCGACAGTGGCCGAAAGGCGTTGTGGAGCTGCTCTCGCGTGACCATGATGTCTTTCCCGGCCATCGAGCCCGTCAGGCGCCGAAGACGCATCCGCTTACCAGCGCGAGCCGTGAGGATGATGACCATGCTTTCGGTCGGGCCGGACCAGTGGCCGCACCACACATAGCCGGGGATCATCTCGCTCTCGTTCATCTCAGTTCTCCTCCGGGCCATCTAAGTGGATACCCCATCTCCGCTGACCGTATGCAGTTCGCGATGCAGCGTGTCGATCTTCCCCAGCGCATCAGCAACTTTGTCGACGTCCGTGAGCCT